TTAATTACTACGCCTTTTTACAGTACCTTGAGGCAGTGGTTTATTGTTTGTTATTGGGTTTATCTCTATGGTTTCAGTGTTGCCATGCCACACAATATTTTTTACTAATGATTTTATCAAAACTCTTTTAGCTTCTATATCTACCAGTTTATAGAACTTTTTAAAGTTTGATAAAGCCTCTTTTACAATACCTACAAATTCCTCTCTTATTTCAAAAGATTCCATTGAAGTTGTCAATTCAGATATTTTGTTTTTTATTTCATCATTTTCTATATTCGTATTATCTATCTCAGTTTTCACTATTTGAATTAATTTGGTGTCTTCTCCTATTAAGGCAAATTTTCTCACCAGGCCTTTAATTATTTTATTATTCTTGTCAAGTTGCTTTTTCAATTTGGACAATTGATTCTTTACGGCGTTTTTGTTCAAGGCTCTTTTTTTATTACTTTTGTACATATGCAATAAAGTACTCATATCTAAATCTAATAAATAATTTTCCACGTATTCCTCTGCCTTATATGCGTTGAGCATTTTGTTCCTGCATCTATTGCTGGCTCTGTTTCTTAGATTACATCTATAATATCTCTCCATAAAATCTTTATTTTTATTGTAGTGTGACCAGGAAGACATGCCGGAACCGCATTCACCACACACTACCATTCCGGATAAAAGAAATTTATTTCCCGTTCCGGATCTAGGAGAAGACTTTGCTCTGTTTTCTCTTAATATATTCTGGCATTTTAGCCATGTGCTAGATGAAATGACTCCCTCGTGCTTACCAACTGCTACAATCCATTGATCTATAGGATTTGGCTTCTTACCGCCTTGATTTCTCTTGTTATATACCATAAGCCCATGCACTCCATCAGGGTTGCCACACGTCAAGGCACCTTCATCCTTAAACCAATTAAATATATTCTCATCACTTATGCAGTATACTGGGTTAATTATAATTTGCTCTACTGTAGCCCTTGAAAATTCTCCACCATTTTTACCTTTATATTTATTTTTGCATAAATAGGTTGCTACGGAAGCAAAGCCTCTTTTTTCTAAATAAAGTTTATAGATCAGCTTCACAGTTTCTATTTCTTCGGTAATTTGTGTCAGTTTGAACATCTTTTTGTCTTTGCCGTCCTGGTTAAAGTATTTTACTGCTTCGGATTTGTATCCAATTGGGGCAGTACCGCCAAGCCATCTTCCTGTTTTAGCAAGCTCTAACATATTGTCTCTTACACGTTCTGCAATGGTTTCACGCTCAAGCTGGGCAAATACCGCAGCTATATTCATCATGGCACGTCCCATGGGGGAACTTGTATCAAATTGCTCCTTTATACTTATAAAGTCTATACTGTGCCTCTGCAGCTCTTCTATTGTATTTGAGAAGTCAGCAACATTACGGGAAATTCTATCAAGCCTATAACATATAAGGACATTAAATTTATTCTTTTTAGCATCAGTAAGGAGCTTTTTAAATTCAGGCCTATTGATGTTCCCACCACTGAAACCTTCATCTTCATATACTTTTATTTCTTCGATATTTGTGTAATTTCTGTTCAAGTATTCTTTACACATCTCTATTTGATTTTCCACTGATTCTCCTTTTTCAGAGAACTTTGATTTTCTTGAATATATGGCTGCTTTCATGTGAATATTTCCCTCCTTATTACAAACTAATATTTCTTGATAAAGCAAAAATATATTATGATATTAAAATTTTTTCATTACTCCTAAATTTGGCTTAAAATACACTATATATGTATCTATTTCAAAGTAGAGCCCATATTTGATTTTATAATAATTAATAGCGTTTCTTAGAAATGTTTCTGATACATGTAAGTATTTTGCTAAGTCATATGTAGTTTTAATACCTAAGTTAAAGGCATTTATAATTTTTATTATTCCAGCATATTTTTCATACTGTAAATCTTTTAATTGTACAATATTTTTATAAGTCGCTATCACTTTATCCCCTCCGGTACAGAACACTAGTTCTATGTACGCCAAAAATATATAGGAGAATTAACTCCTATTAATAGTATTTTAAACTGGTTTACGTCTTAAAGTTCTTATCTCAGCTTCATGGGCACCGTACATTTCAAGCAGAGACTTATTTGTTTCATTCAAATCGAAGAAATTTTTATCCATTTTATCAGATAGATTTTTAACTGTACCTTGAATCTCTGCAACTTGATTATTCAGTTTGTCAACTTCGGCTTTATGTACTTCGGAACTATATTTAAGAGCTTTAAGTATTTGGGTGTTTTCTGATGTCTGAGACTCAAGAGTATCAAGTTTGGACTTAATTGGAGATAATTCCTCCTTTAATAGTTGTTTGATAGCAGATAAAGATTCTTTATCCATGAATATCATTCCTTCCTATAATTTAGTATAATCTGAATTTGGTGGATTTATACTATGGTTATTTTTTATAATCAGATAAAAATTCAAGCATTTTGGTTCCAAATTCAGATAGGATATATTCAGTTTCTACTTCTTTTTCTGAATTTAATTCTTCCCATTTAGATTTTTTAATGTAATTTTCATTTATAAGAAGTCCCATAGCTACAAGTTTATTTTTAGCAATTAATGTGCTACTCTTTAATTGTATATCTATGGGCTGAGGATTATCGCTATAACTTTGTAAGACTATGTATTCGAGATAGCTCATATTATTAAGCGTTTTTAGAAATACCTCATTTGTGTAGATATTGTTAGACAAATTTTTACAGGCATTTACCCATAATTTTATCTTTTTCACAGTTAGTTCTTTATTTACATTATCTGTGATATAATATAATTGTAATTTAAGTTCATCATTAGACTCAATCTTGTCTAATAGTTCTTTTATATCTTTTTCAGAAAAGTTTTTTTGAAAAAAATTCTTGATATTATTAGCAAAAGCTGTTAGCTCTTTAAAAGCAGAAGCTAGCTTGATTATAGAATTAAGATCGATTGAATTTGGATCTATAAAACTCATTTAAATACCTCCAAGGTGGTGATAATTTTGGTTATTCTTCTTATTATACTAATAATAATTGCATTAATTTCGTTATACGTAGGTTGGCGTGATCTTCAGTCCATTGTAATAATAAGACATCACGTCATTAATCTTATGAAAATGATGTATACCGAAGAAGAATTAATGAAACAAAGTAAACTCACATATGAAGAAATACTAAAAATTGATTCCAAACAAAACAGCTAGGAATACCTCCAAAGGTGGTGAAAATTTTGTATACACATATTTATACTTTTTTTATTATTCCTATTTTAATTATTCTTATATTTTTACTTCAAAGACGTTTAGAAAAACTTGAATTAATGGTTTTGTATTTAACATCTAAAGTTATTCCTAAAAATCAAATAGAAAAAGCCTTAAATGAAATGAGCATTAAGGATTTAAAAGGGCTTATAAAATAGGCTCTTTTATTTATTAAATTTATACTCAATTAGTTTCTTAGGAACTCCATAATAACAAGCTAATTGATCAACGCATATATTATCTAACAATAAAAATTCATCTAGCTCTTTTTCATCAATCAACAGTTCAGCAGCAAACTTATTGGCTTCATTTTCAGTTCTGCCTCTTGGGAATAATGTATATTCTCTTAGATAGCAAGTAGACTTGTGATAATGGAGCATAGCATGTCCTAGCTCATGCGCTAAAATAATTCTTATTTCGTCTTCATCTAGGTTGGAATTTACTACTATATATTTATTTGTGATTAAATTAATGTAAAACCCCTTAGTTTCCTCTCCTAAATCTTCATATAGTAAATTGATTCCCAAATAAGCAATGATTTTTGCTGGATTTCTTGTCCCATATTTTTGAATAAGGTGTTTTACTCTTGCATGAATATTTATCATAATAAAACACCTCTTATTATTTTTTCTTTTTTCTCCCAAATTTTTCTTTGTTTTTTGCTTTAGAATCCCAATATATTTTATTTATTACTGCAACTAATTTTTCCTTATCTTTTTCTCCAACCTTATCATCCATCATAAAAGCCTGTGCATGTTTTATTACTTCATCATGCTGTTTTATATCTCTTTTGGTCACTTTATATTTATCTGTATATTCCTGGGGAACATCTATGGGCTCTTTGATGTCGGTGTTGCCTAGTAAGTAATCTGCAGATACATTAAAATATTTGGCTAATTTTAATAACATTTCCGGATCAGGCATACTTCTTCCTTGCTCATAATATCCATAGCCGCTTTTAGATATCCCTATAGCCTTTGCAACATCTTCTTGTTTTACGTCTTTTTCATATCTTAATTCCTTTAAAATAGTGGAAATTTTTATATCCATATTTTTCACTCCTTATAGTTAATATACAATTAAAAGTTGTTTACAAAAAGACTAAACAACAAATTCAATACCGGTTTTTGAAAAAGTATTGACAAACAATCAATAGTTGTTTATACTATAAATATAGTTTGACAACTAAACGTTGTCTAAATAAAGAGAGGTGAACAGTTTGATAAAAAATAACTTAAAGAAATTAAGAGGCGATTTGAGCCAAAAAACAATTGCAGATTATGTAGGGATAACTCAACAGCAATATTCCAATATAGAACGTGGCGATAGGATTCCAAGTTTTGGAGTAGCCTTAAAGTTGTCCCACTTTTTTAAAAAACCCATAGAAGAAATTTTTTTTACCATCATAGACAACAAACAATTGTCTAGAACTAAGCGAAGGGAGGCAATATAATTCCATAATTTAATTCTACCAGTAAAGGAGGTCGTGTGATGGATGTAGAGGAACAGATTATAAAAGTATCTCGCTGTATGTCTTTTGAAGAAGCATTTGAAATTAAAAATAGCATACTAAAAGAAATTCAAAATGATGCAGAAGATAAAGAGCCTTATGAGGAAGCTTGTCACGAATTTTTTAAAATCTGTGATAAGTACAACATCAATAACATGATGTTGTTAAAATATTTGAATTTCTTTTATGTATCACATATAGCAAGAAACCTTGAATTTATAAAAGATAAATAATTAACATTGATTCCAATAATTTATAAAACTTTTAGCAGATACAGAAAGTACAATCTTTTGATCATTTTTATCAAATTCAGGTATTACTAATTGACCCTTGGACACATTTAAAAAACACATTGATACATTTTTGTTTTTATAGAAATCAGATAAAGTTGTCCACATTAAGTATGCAATTTCTTCAGCTCTTGTTTTATTGAGTATAATTTCTGCAGATGTCGTAGCTTCTTTAAAATATAGTTTTATTAAATAAAGTTTTTTGTCAATTACAAATCCTAGTTCAGGATTAACGTTTATTGATAATGTGTCATAATTCCAAAGATCTTTCTTAGGAGCAAAAAATGTAAAATCATCTTTCAAGTATTTTTTAAAAAATTTAATATATCCGTTTATAGCTTTAATATAATTAGATCTTTTTTTAGGATCTATCGTATTTGAAAGATTTTTTAAATGTTCTAAGCTGAGCTTATTTTTATTTATGTTTACAATTTCTTCTCGAAGTTGTTTCCAGTAGTCAGTAGCAGGAGTATAAGTGGATCTTGCACGATTTTTAATTTCTCTAACTTTATTTAATTTTCTACTATCGGTTGTTAGTGAAAAATCAGTGAAAGATGTCATAGATATTTTAATTTCAGAACTCATTAAAATCACCACCTAGTTAAATATCAATATCAATATTTTGAAAAACAGGTGATTTAAAAAATTCATATAGAGGAATTTCAATACCATAGCATATTTTCAATATTGTTTTAAGTTGAGGGTTCTTACTACCACCATTGACTATGCTGTTTACTGTTGATTGAGTAATTCCAGATAATGAAGCAAGCTTGTTTATACTTATATGTTTATCATTGCATAATTCAATAATTCTTTTAGCTGTAGCTTCAGATATATTCAATAATAACACCACCTGTTAACGAATTGCCGGTAAAAGTATAGCAAACATAGAGCAAGTGATAAAGATATCTCAGGCCCTAGAAGTACCAATAAACAAGTTAATTGAGCCAGAAGAAACAAATCAACAGGAAGTCGTGTAGCAATACAGCTTCAATCTGAATATTATAGTAAAAAAGTAAAAAGGGGTATGGGTATGGCAATAAAAGTTATAGCTAATTGGCCATGGGACGATCCAAAAGCAATGCAGCAATTAAGGGAAAGCCAGGCAAGAGCAACTCTCATAGTTCTTAAAAAAATGTTTGATGATGAAGGTTCAGGAGCTAGAGGGTTGGATGCCTTAATGCAAAAAATCGAAAACGAAAGATAACAGGCTGAAAAGCCTATTTAAAATTTCGTTTTCACCTAAAAAGCAAACACATTCTCAATATATGCTATGAACTTTTAATATTCTTGTTACTAAAATTCTACCATGAAATAAGAATTAATAGTTGGCAACTTAGCTCTACATTCAATACCAAAACACATAATTTAACTGAGAAAAGAGGTGGATTAAATGAGTAGAACACTGAGAAGTAATGGCAATATCTATATGAAAGCAAGACTGAAAGCAGCAAATTTTAATGACAAGCTTAAGAGTCGGGAAGGTGCCAGTGAAATATTGGGAGTAAGCCCAAGCTCACTTTTAAACTATGAGAAAGATGTATGCAAGCAAATACCGACAGATGTAGTTGTCAAAATGGCTGAGATTTATAACGCCCCGGAACTTATGAATTATTACTGCTGCAATGAGTGTCCAATAGGTAAAAATACTGTGCCACATCTTGAATTAACGGATATAGGCTATCTTGCAATTCAGATATCAGTTTCATTAAAAAATCCTGAATCTATGATAGATAGGTTAATGGAAATTGTACAGGATGGAATAATATCTAAAAATGAAAAACCAGAACTCAAAAGTATAGTTGGGAAATTAGATGGATTTTCTGAAAAGGTACAGTCATTGAAACTTTGGGCACAGAAGAACTTGAGATAGATAGGGAGGGATGAAGTTGAGTAACTTGATAAAAGTAAATTTTGAGAGGCAAACAACAAGTGCAAGACAATTATGGGAGTTTTTAGACAAACCACATGGAGAATTCATGAAATGGTTCCATAGATATTGCGGATATGGATTTACTGAAAATGCTGACTACGGAGTTATCGACAAATCCGTCGAAAACCCTCAAGGTGGTCGCCCGGCAACTGATTATGAAATAACAATTGATATGGCGAAAGAATTATGTATGCTGCAGAAAACCGAGAAAGGGAAAATAGCCAGAAAATATTTCCTTGACCTTGAGAAGAAATGGAACAGTCCAGAGGCGGTTATGGCCAGAGCTTTAAAGATGGCCGATATGAAAATACTTGAATATAAGAATACAGTTCTAAATCTTAACAATAAGCTGGAGCAGCAGGAACCAAAGGTATTATTTGCTGATAGTGTCCAGGCATCCACTACAACAATTCTGGTTGGGCAGCTTGCCAAAATACTTAAACAAAATGGGATAGATATAGGGCAAAACAGACTGTTTGAATGGCTTAGGGAAAACGGGTACTTAATCAATAGGAAAGGCACTGATTACAATATGCCAACACAAAAAATCCATGAATTTGGGACTGTTTAAGGTGAAGGAAACTTCAATTGGCCATAGTGACGGTCATGTAACTATATCTTCTACAGCAAAAGTAACAGGGAAAGGGCAAGTATATTTTATAAATAAATTCAAGAAATTATTTAGTAGGGAGGCGGCAATATGACTGAATATACACTAGCACAGGTAATTGACAAGATGGGAAGAAACCTAGGGTTGAAATTTCAATATATAGGGGAGGGAATTTTTGAAGCAGAATCCGGCAGTATTATTCACGTTGACACTACAGGAAGAGTTAGGAATGATGTGGGAGAATTGATGCTATCGAGTTTCACACTGAACAGCAAGTTCAGGCTGGTAAATGAACCCGTTAACTTTATGGAGGCTATCAAGGCTTTCGCTGAAGAAAAGATAATCTATTGTGAATTTGAAGGAGATAAGAGTAGGTATATACCTCTGGAAGATGATATTTCCCACCCGTTGTGGGATAAAAATCAGAACACGATTACGGCTGAAGAAATCCTACACGGCAAGTGGTTTATAGAGGGGGATGATTAAATGTTTGATACTGCCAAGATAAAAGGCTACAGTAAGCTAGCTGATACAGAGAAACAAGTCTTTGATAGTTTTTGCAAGAACTTCTACAGCATGTGGGAAGAACCAGAAAAGCATGCACCTATAAAAGTGCAAAGAGCTGATGGATATCTAAAAGTTGTACTGAATGACGGTGACTGGCTGCATGTGCTGGGGAATGGAGATTGGTACTAGGAGGGAGAAGCATGGAAGAGAATTGGTATGCGCTTTTTATAGCAACACAGGTTCCAGTTACAGTCGAGCAGGCATTTGTGGCATTACACAAAAGCAAGAGAACAAAGAAAAAGCGATATGTTCCAAATGATACTGAATTATTTGAAATGCAGGAATTAAGAGACGAAGGAATGTCATATGAAAAAATCGGTAGTATGTATGGAGTTTCAGCAGAAGCTATTCGTATGAGGCTTAGAAAATTCAGGAAGAAAAGGGAGATGAGAGTAGGAGCTTAATATGGAGGAATTAAAGAAAAAATTGAATGAGTGTGTTGCTTTATACGGTCTGCGGGATGAAAGAACACTAGAAATCAGCCAGAAACTTGATAAGCTGATAGTTCAGAAAATGAAGGAGGGAAACCATGACACATCTAGGAGCTGAGGTTTTAGGAGTTTATAGTTTATTAGCAATAATTGTATTAGCTATATACAACACAGTTAGATATAAAAGAGAAAATGATGTGGAAAATGAACTGACTATAGTTATTTTGATACCAGTTATTATATTTCTGGCAAATGTGATTTGAAAGGATGCAACAAAATGGAAATATTGTGTCAGGCATTGCAGGGGAAAAGAAAAAAGCTGTGTAATGTCCATAGATTTTATAAAGGGGCTATAGCGTTAATAAGCTATCCAGGAGATAGAAGCAATTATTATGCACCTCTTATTGTGAAAGAAAATGGAAAATACAAAAATGCTGAAAGTTTTCAAATTTTAAAGGAAGGTGAGTAAATGGAATCCATAAGAAAGAAGGCAGATAAGGTTGTTGAGCTTGTCCAGAGTGGAAATTTAGGAATCAAGGAGGCTATAGATAGGGTTAAGTATGATCTTGATGGTGATGAACTGTACGATGTGAAAACTGGGAAGACCATATGTGATATAGATACTGCTACTGATGAACAGGTAAGAATTTTATTACAGACAAAAAAAGACCCTTTGCAGAGGGCCTAAAAGCAAATTACATTAATTCCATTCTACTAAAGAATGGGAGAAAAATCAAATAGGGAGGTTAAGCCATGGAATTAAGACTTGATTTTAATAAGCCTTTTACGATACTTGCTAAAACTAAAGATATATCCGAGCTTGGCTGGCTTAAGAGCCGTCAAGCCGGCATTGGAGGCTCTGATGCAGGAGCAATTTTGGGAATAAACAGAAACAAGACACCATTTCAAGTATATATAGATAAAACACAGGAAATAACTGAGATAGGCGAACAGAGCGAAGCTGCTTACTGGGGAACTGAACTTGAGGATATGGTGGCAAAGGAATTCACTAAAAGAACAGGTAAAAGGGTTAGAAGGAGAAATGCAATACTTCAAAGCATTGAGCATCCATTTATGACTGCAAATCTGGACAGGAAAATAGTGGGCGAAAAAGCACTGCTTGAATGTAAGACAGCAAATACTTTCCTGTCGAGCAGTTGGGAGAGTGAAGAAATACCAGCAAGTTATCTTGCGCAGGTTATGCACTATCTGGCTGTTACAGGTGATAAAAAGGCATATATAGCCGTGCTCATAGGTGGACAGAAGTTTATATATAAAGAAATTGAGAGGGACCAGGAACTTATAAATATAATCGTAGCCAAAGAAAAAGACTTCTGGGAGAACAACGTACTTAAAAGAGTGCCGCCCAAGTTGGATGGATCTGATGCTGCAGAGAGGTATTTAAAGGAAAGATTCAAGGACTCAACTCCAGGGACGGTTGTAAATCTAAAATCTGAATACAAAGACAAAATTAAAGATTACTTCGAAATTAAAAACACTATAAAATCCTTGGAGCTTCAGGCCAAGGAAATTGAGAACAATATAAAGTTTGAAATGGGTGAGGCTGAAATAGGATATGCTCCTGATTACGAGATTAATTGGAAGAGCATAACCTCCAATAGGTTTGACAGCAAAAGGTTCAAGGCGGAGTATCCTGAGCTATTTAAACAGTATTTAAATGCAAGCTCATACAGAAAATTTAATATCAAGGAGGTAAAAGCGTAATGGCAAATCCGGCATTTACAGCACTTATAAATAGTTTTAATGCCCAGCTGGCAGCTATGAATAAAAATGACTTTAAAATGTATGATCCAGGTGACTGCGGGTATTTTATAGATTCAATTTATTATGACAATGATAAAGACAAAATAATGTGTAAATTTAAAGAAGATTTTGAAGGGGAGGATGAGTAATATGGCTACAAGTCAGAGCTTAAAAAAGGAACTTACAAAAAAGGAGCCAGGGAAACTACCCAAGGATCCATTCAAGGCACTTGTTTATTCTGCAAGTATAAAGAAAAGATTTGAGGACATGCTCGACAAACAGGCCAATGGATTTATAACCAGCTTACTTAACTTGAAACAGGAGAAATTAAAGGGTTGTGACAATATGACAGTTTTGGGGAGTGCCTTAAAGGCCGCCTCCTTGAAACTTCCCATAGATCCTAACTTGGGATTTGCATGGATAATACCATTTAAAAATCATGGAAAGCTGGAAGCACAGTTTCAAGTTGGATACAGGGGATTTATTCAGATGGCTCAGAGGTCAGCACAATATAAAAAGCTCAATGTAACAGAGATATATGAAGGACAGCTTAAAAGCTTCAACCCTCTCACAGAAGAATTGGAATTAGACTTGGATAATAAACAATCGGATGCAGTAATAGGATATGCAGCATACTTCAGGCTCTTAAATGGTTTTGAAAAGATGGTGTACTGGAGTAAAGAAAAAGTAACAGCGCATGCCAAGAGGTTCAGCAAGAGTTTTGGTAACGGACCATGGAAAACAGACTTTGATGCAATGGCAAGGAAAACAGTACTTAAAAATATGCTTTCAACCTGGGGAATTTTAAGTATTGACATGCAAGAAGCAATTACAAGTGACAGTAAAATAATTAAAACTAATGAGGACAACTATGAAGTATTTGACGAAGAAGCAGCGGATGAACCAGAAGTAAATGCGACAGACGTAGAATATATGGAAGCAGAGGATGAAGAAGAAAAAGGCAAGGATAGGGATCCGTATGAAGGCACACCGTTCGCTGAAAGTATGGATGATAAATAAGGTTAAGGAGTATTGTGCTATGGGAGAAGGAGATAGGAAATATGTATGTTATGACAGGCAAAATATTTTTTAAATGGGGGATGAGATCATGAAAGAGACATATTACTTCTCCCATGATTATAATGCCAGGAATGACCCAAAGATACTTGCCATGAGAAGTGAATATGGGGCAGAGGGTTACGGGTGGTATTGGATGATAATTGAAATATTGAGAGAACAGCCGGAATATAAGCTTGAAAACAATAAATACTTATGCATTACGTTAGCAATGCAACTGCAATGCGACAAAGATGCATTGCATGGGTATGTAGAAAAATGCATAAATGAGTATAAATTATTTGAGACTGACGGGACCTATATTTGGTCAAATAGTTTGATAAAAAGGATGTCCAAAAGGGATGCTAAATCTGAGAAAGCGAAAAGGGCTGCCAACGCCCGCTGGCACAAGGATTCAGACACGTCAAAAACTGATGAAACTAATACTAAAAAACATGCTAGTGATGCACAGGCAATGCGTAAGCAATGCGCTAGCAATGCCATAAAAGAAAAGAAAGGAAAAGAAAATAATAATATTACTACTACTGAAAAAGAAAATAAAGAAAAAGAGAATTGGGTAATAGCGCTAGAATATTTTTGCCAGAAATCAGGGAAAGCAGATGTGCAGCTAAGGCCTCGTGAACTGGAGGCTGCCCAGAAGATATGTGCAGAGGTGCCGTCCCTCGACATAGTCCTGAAGGGTATAGATAAAGCGTTTAGTGATTTTAAGCCAGATGCCGATTCGGATAAAATCAACAGCTTTAGGTACTGCACAGGCATTATAAGAGATCTTTGGAAGTGCGAGAATATCAAGAAAAAAGGGGGTAAAGGCAATGTTAAAAACTCAAAACAGACTACAGAATACGGAATCGATAGCTCCGGCATTGGTTTCCACTTCTAGGCCAACACTTGAAAACTGCCATGTTTGCGGTGAACCTACAGGAAAAATAATCAGGATGCTTGGGAAAAACTATATAGTTCCAAGAATGTGCAAATGCAAGAGAAAAGCTCTTGAACAAAGCGAGAGAATATCCAAGGCCAGAGAAAAGCAGACCAGGCTTAAGCAGATATTTAATAACAGCCTTATGACCAGGGAATTTAAGGAGTTTACCTTTGAAAATTGGGACCATACCTTGGGCAATGAGAAGATGTATGACCTAGGTATAAAATACGTAAGATCTTTCAAGAAAAAGGCTTTAAAAGAGAATTTAGGACTGCTTGTCTATGGTAATCCGGGAAATGGAAAGACGTTTTTATCAGGCTGTATTGCCAATGCACTTATAAAACAGTTTATCCCCGTGGTATGTGTTTCAGCTATCGGGATTTTAGAGAGAATAAAAAACAGTTTTGGAAGCTATGGTGATGAAGGAGTTCAGAGTATACTAAATTGCTTGGATAACGCAGACCTGGTGATCATTGACGATATGGGAGTTGAAAATAATACAGACTGGTCCAGAGCTACCATGTATCAGATATTGGATTCAAGATGCAGAAAAAAGAAGCCTCTCATGATTACCTCAAATCTGACAATGAGCCAGCTCAAGAGAAGATATGACAAAGACTGCGGTACAGATGTAGGCAGAACCGCAGATAGATTGATACATGAGATGTGCCAGCCAATTGAAAACACATTTTCAAGTATACGAATAAAAAAGGGCTTAGAGAAAACCAAAATGTTGAGAGAAATATTGAATGGTTGGACAACATGATGAAATATCAAAAATTAAGTCCAAAACAGGGTAAATTTTAATTTAAATAGCACAAGAGTATAAATACTTGTCCAGTAAATTAAAATTCGTTTAAGGGCATTGTATGAGTAATTTAGTGAATTAAGAAAGTAGGTGGATCAAAATGGGCGAAATTAGCAATAAAGAAAAATGCTTTGAGTATTTCAGTAAGTATGATGATAAAAGCAAAGATGATCTTGTATTTGGAGTAATGAAAGAGTTTGGAACAACTAAAAATACAGCTCAGATGTATTATTACAACTGGAAAAAAGAGTATTTAAAAGGTGACATAAAAGTGGTTAATCATAATCCAAGTGCCGGGTGCAAGCATGAAAATAAAAAGCCACTAACTGATGAAATGATAATTGATGAATTGAAAAGGCAAAAATTTAGCAGTCAGATAGGGATGGTGATGGATGAATTGGACAGAGGAAGAGTACGAAGCGTATCTCAAAAAGAGGGGTCAGAAAGTAGAGAAGTCAAAGGCAAAAAGAAGCAAGTATAATTCTAAAAAAACATGGGAATATGGAATATGTTGGGATAGCTTGAAAGAATTAAATTACTATAGAGATTTAAAAATGTTGCAAAGTAAAGGCTTAATATTAGGGTTTGCTAGACAATGCCAATTTATATTAAGTGAAGGAACAGATAGGAATAATAGATGCATATCATATCTTGCTGATTTTATTATATTTTATCCAGATAAAACTTTTAAAATAGTTGATGTTAAAGGCATGGAGACAGAGATATTTAAGCAAAAGTGCAAATTATTTAAAAATAAATATCCCAAATTGAAATTAGAAATTGAAAAATAGAAAAGGTGGTTTTATGGTTATTCACAAATGTGAATATTGTGGAAAAGAACGACAATACAAATATCCCAGTTTGGTTAGAAAATATTGTAGCTTATCATGTGCAAAAGCTGCATTAAGAGGGACAAAACCAGGGAAACGAATAAAACTTAAATGCCCTGTATGTGGAAAAGCATTTGAAGAATTAGAAAGCAAGATAAAATATAGAGAAATACATCAACACATTTTTAACCATTATTGCTCAGTAAAATGTGCTAAATTAGCACAAAGAAAGAGAATTGTGAAACATTGTGAAATGTGTGGAAAATCTTTTGAAGTTCAACGGAATAGCAAACAAAGATTTTGCTCTGTAAATTGTGTAAATAAGTACAAGAAAAAATCAGGAAAGTATAAGAAAAATGGATATTGGTATGAAAATGGATATAAGGTGTTATATGTTGAAGGAAATAAATGTATAAAAGAGCATATAAAAGTTATGGAAGAGCATATGGGAAGAAAATTAAAAAAGAATGAAGTTGTACATCATATCAATGGTAATAAATCAGATAATAGGTTGCAAAATTTAAAATTAATGACAAGGGAAGAACATTCTTCTTATCACAGAAAATTAGAATTAAAAAATGGTAAGAAATTATTTAAGCGTGTAGGGTAGACCATTGAAGGAGGTATGAAGATGCTTATGACTGAGTTCTATCGGCAGAGAATTGCAAAAGTGGAAAATGAAATTAGAATGGCGGAGCTGGAGAGGGATTTTAAAAAGGTTGCCAAGCTTCAGGCGGAAAAGGTTGATTGGGAGGAAAGGGCTAGGAGGGAAAGCATTGGAAGATTATAAATATTCCTTAGATATCATAAAGCAGGAATTAAATAGTAAATGGATTTGTTCAGAGATTAAATATGCTTTTAAGGTAAGTGTGGAAGCTTTGGAAAAACAGATACCTCAAAAGCCAACTCATTTGACAGCCGAAAATGATATTAAAATTGGAAGCTTTGTATTTCATAAAGGTGCCAAGATTTATAGCTGTAAATGTAAGGAATGGGTAGGATATAAGGATCTATTTTGTAAGCATTGTGGTCAAAAATTAAAGTGGGATTAGTTAGCAAAATTCCTACAAAAAGAAAACCAGGGAGAAAGCTCCCTGGCAAAAAATAATATAGAAACTGAATATAGGTATTTATAGTATGTGCGGATTTTAAGTTATTATACTAAAATCTAAATATTTTACAAAGAAAAAGACCAGGGAGGTTAAATCCCTGGTACAAGAGGTTTAATGCAACATAAGTTTAAAAACTAAGGCATCAATGCACCAAGAGACAAAACATCCCAATCCACATAAACTTCTTTCAAACTTCACATAAACTCTAACATTCTAAAATCTTGAGTACATTGATATCCTTATGTGAATAGGATGCGGAGAAATCAAATAATTATTCTGGTAATTTTAGGAGTGGTGTATATGGAGAAATTGACAGCAAAACAAAAAGCTGAAATGACATACAATATGCTGCAGAAACGTAAAATTAAAAAAGCCAAAGAGAAAGAAAATATGGTATTTGAAGTTGTGGGTGAGAGTGTTAAAAGATGCAATAAACGTCGTCGTATAAGGTGCAGGTGGTGAAATGAATAAGAGTACTAAAATCAGGGCAATGGGAATACCTTACTGGAATTTCAAGGAGAAAATCAGGATTACGAAAGAGTTCGAAAAATATTACCGCATTGAAGATTTTGGGCGGGATGGGTTGACCGGAATTTTGTATATGGAGAGAAAGAAGGGTGTAATAGTATGAAGGTTTTAACTATCAGGCAGCCTTGGGCTTCACTCATAGCTTTGGGAGAGAAACATATAGAGACTAGGTCATGGAGGACCAATTATCGGGGACCATTGTTGATACATGCAGGGAAAAATATAGATAAACAGGCTTTAAAAAATCCAATAATTAGAGAATCACTTAAAAGTATAAATATAAATGAAATGCCAATAGGAATGATTATTGCCAAGTGTAATTTAGTAGATTGCACTAAAGTTAAGTCATCAAAGAGTGATGTTATATATACTGATGTTCCCAGAGTTATAGTGGAAGGTAAAGAGTTAATTTTTGGAGATTATTCACCAGGGAGATATGCATGGATTTTAGATAATATTGAACCTTTAAGGAAACCAGTGCCAACTAAAGGACAGTTGAGTCTATGGGAATACAGGGAGTGATGCAGTGAGGGAATTAATGTGTTTTGTGGTTTTGTACCTTTTGTGCATAGGTATATTTGTTGGTGTGATGACAGCAGTGGTGTTGATATTTAGACATAAGCAATAAATAAGTAGGAGGGATAGCTGTTGGACAAGGAGACATTTAAAAAGACAGAAGGGAAGTTATATGGCTATTTTAGAGATCTTAAGGAAATGGAGCTGCTGGAGATTGACTGCAGGGAGCTTCAGGAGCAGGAGGAAAGTATCCAGTGGGATACAAAGCACTCAGAAGATACAAAGGAAATTAAGCAGCTTGAGGATGAATTGAAATGTGTAGATAAAAAGCTCCGTAAGAATATGGCCAGGATAAGACAGTTAAAAAGAAACATAGCTCCATTGAAAAAAGTGCTGACAGTCCCTCCGCTTTCACAGGAAATTATGAAGTTTATTACTTACAAGTATAAGTTAAACAAGAGTGTTGGATGGATTGCCAATGAAATGTATGGAGGGGTAAGAAGTACTGCTTACAGATGGCGGGAAGATATACTTGAGGATATCGTTAGATGGGGAAGAATGTATGGCAATAGTTGAAAAATGCTGTTGCCTTTTAAATAGCAAAAAATCGTGGGACAAATTTGGGACAAAAATAGGACAAAAGTGGGACAAAGTTGGGAAAAATCTTCGGAAGAATGATATATAATATAAATGAAATTTGAAGAATTCAATTTGGTAAAAGTAAAATATGTCCCTTTTTATGGTTTGGGTGAACTATATTCTTTTTTAGGAGAGTGATGTTTTGAAACCCGTTATAGATAAACAGCAGGTTAAAAATTTGTATAATGCAGGATTTACGGATTCTGAGATTGCCAGGAAATTAAATTGCAAAAAGGATACAGTTAAGAAATGTATCCAGAGAAATTTTGGATGTCTGAAAAGACAACATCAAACTGCCCTAACTCAAAGGCGTGAGATAATAAAAGCAGTAAATTATCAAGCCAATCGATATATGGGAGATAGCACGTTTGTAAAAAAGAACAGATCAATATATAAGACAAAGCCTAATGGAGATATAGTATTGAACAAGGAAGTTGCTCCGGTTGTTACCTGGGATACCCCAAGAAGATTGGCAAATGAATATAAAGATAGATTTTAATACCATCTTTAAATAAACCCGCAGCTCCAGGGTTAAATGGGGCTGCCAATGTGTTTATTCATAAATAGTTAATTAATACGACGCTAAGTTGCCACAAATACTATATATACTTATAAGTATTCTAAGGAATAACCTTTAGAAATAGATTTTTTATAAAATTTAATCTCCCTTAATTATATTTTATTAGATCTATAAAATAAGCATCCGTCATTTGGGGTGCTTATTTTGCATGACTCAAACTTTTTATTATATTTATTGATTTTTGTGTTGACTTAATCCAGAAGCTATTTTTTCGCATTCTACAAGACAATTAGTAATCTGAGTTAATTGATTGTTTATTTGCTTTTTAATATTAGAATTTTCAACCTCATTTGCAGCCATCTGGAGACAGTGCTGAGTACTTTTTAATGATTCCTTTACTTTATGAATGTTATCTCTTGCTTGTGAATTCATTAATTGAATCCTCCTTTACTACCGTGTTTAATTAATATTATTTACAATATGGTAAATATGATACTAGGATTTTTATGAATTGATTTATGAATCTCATTTTATAAATTAAATGAAAGTGAATCGGAAATAATGAATTGTTGGGAGGAAGTAGGCAATAGGTATGGAAAAAGAAAAGTCCAAGAAGAAAAAATTAAATAAGGATAAACTAAGGAGAGGCGAACACCTCTCCTTTTATGATATAGAAAAATTGATGCAGCATGACTCTTATAGGAGGGTTAAGGGTGCTATTAGGAGGGTGAGGTGAGAATAAATGAAATATTTTACCGTTGAAGAGTTAAAAAAAGCATGCTCGCTTTTTCATGTTAGATTAATAAAAATAAGCGAGCATTTCTCTAAAAGAAAGATTGACATTCATATAGCTGGAGACTATATAGAGTGCAATAAAATCAGAAAAATTATTGAGAATAATAAACCTATACATTTAAATGTAAATACTATTTTTTAAATACTTTTAAACCAGCAGTTACAGAAACTAATTCTTTCCCCAATTGTTGAATCTCATCAAGTTCTTTTTCACTTAGGTCAGAAGAAGTTTCGATACCTACAACACCAGGCGATAAAGGTGCATGTATTTTGAAATCTCCAAGTTGGGGGAAGGCTGTTTTGAATTTAAAACGTACTCCGGCAACAGTATTATCTGGATTTAGAGCTAATTCTTTTATATTGTCAGGAATTTCAGGTTTAGAAGGAATTTCATCAACTTCTAAATCTGAATAAGGTTTAAAATTAAATTCAGTACCAATTTCTTTTACACTTTCTAATTTAGGGATAACTTGTTTAGTAATATAATCACTGAATTTTCCTTCACGATCTCCAATATAAAAATTAGCAACCCATGGTTTAGATTTATCTTGCCATACTCTGACTTTAATATCTGGGAAATTGGTTTTAGAAAAGTTTTCATAAAATGTTCTTGTACCCATAGTAATCACCTCCTTTTAATCCAATATTCAACATAAAATATTAAATTCCTCTAAAATTTAGAAATAATATGAACAAAATGTGAAGGATATTGGGATCTTTTGTTGAAATATAAGGCGAGAGGTGGTAATATTGGACATTAAATGGATTTATAAATATTCTTTAAAACCTACTGAATTTAAGAATACAATAAAAAATATGTCAATCGAGTACGTAAAAATAAACATTGAACAGAGAAAAATTTTTAAGATTGCATTAAAGGACGCAGCTATTGATCTTGAAAAATTAGCATTGTTATCATTAATATTTGTTGTTTTACCAATAATCATCAATGGAATAGCTAACAAGATTAATAAAAAATTCCAAGAATATTCAAATTTTATTGATGGATATGATTTTCAAATTATAGTTGGATTTGTTGTGTATATAATAATGGCTAGATTTGTTATAAATAGTATTCGCCAATATAGAAAAATTAAATTATTTTTAGAAGTTATTGAACATGTAAATGATGGGAAAATTATAGTTTATAAAGATGGTAAAAAGCTTAAATAGAAGCTAAAGATATTTACATATCCAAAACAAAACGAACAGGCAGGTGGTGACAGTGTAGACATGCCGAGACAGAGAAGTCCGAACAGGGACAAAGCTAAACAGATGTATTTGAAATCCAATGGAAAAGTCAAATTGAAGGACATTGCAGCAGATTTAAATATATCTGATAGTCAAATAAGAAAATGGAAAAATCAAGATAAATGGGATGAGGCTTTAAAAGTAACGTTACCAAATAAAAATGATTTGAATAGTAACGTTACTAAACGAAAAAAGGGTGCCCAGCCTAAAAATAAGAATTCAAAAGGTCATGCGAGCAGTGTGCCGAAAGGTAACAAAAATGCTGAAACGCATGGCTTTTTTTCTAAAATTTTTCCGCCTGAAACAATAGATATAGTGGAGGATATTATGGTTAAAGATCCATTGGATATGCTGTGGGAGAACATAATAATTCAATACACGGCCATAGCAAGAGCGCAGAGAATAATGAATGTGAAGAGCCAGGATGATATGACTAAAGTACTAAAGCAAGAGAAGGAGTCCTCTGGAGAAACTTCTGACAGTTGGGAGAAAGAATATGAGCTGCAGTTTGCATGGGATAAGCAGGCTACATTTCTGCAGGCTCAAAGTAGAGCCATGAAAACCCTTGAGAGTATGATTAAACAGTATGATGAACTGTTGAAGAGTAATCTTGCTACTGAAGAGCAGAAACTTAGAATTGAAAAATTGAAGGTTGAAGTGGATAAGGTTAAGAATCATGATGAGGATAAATCCAATGATGGAGTACTAAAAGAGATGCTGGAAGGTTTAAAAAATGAGTTATGAATATTCTCCTAAACAAAAGGATATTATAAGAAAATTATTAAATAATCAAATGGGTTTTATTAATATTCTTGAAGGAAGTGTAAGAAGTGGCAAGACATTTATAACAAATTTAGCGTGGGTTTTATTTGTATTGAATTCTCCGTATGATAAGTTTCTTATGTCTGGTGAAAGCACAGATTCTCTCTATAGGAATGTTATAGGAGATATGATATACATTCTTGGCAGCGATAGGGCATCATATCAGGATAGTTCCAAAGGTGGAGCTCAACTTATAATTCATTATGATGGCAGGACTAAAGTATGTTACTGTAGAGGCGGATCCAAAGCAAATGATGAAGGGAAGATAAGAGGTATTACTATTGGAGGATGGATGGCTGATGAAATAACTCTTCATCATGAAAGTTTTGTTAAACAAGCGCTGTCAAGAATGAGTTTGGAAGGTGCAAAGGCTTTTTGGACAACAAACCCAGACAGCCCATATCATTATATAAAAACCGAATATATTGACAAATGCAAAGAAAATGGATATTGCCACTGGCATTTTGATTTAGATGATAATTTAACTCTAAGTGAAGAATATAAAGAAAATATAAAAAAGGCATATTCAGGGCTGTTTTATGACAGATTTATAAAAGGCTTATGGGTTATGGCTGATGGTGTTATATATCCTGGGTTTGATGAAAAGAAGCACTGTATATCAATAGATGATGTGCCTAAAGATAATTTAGTATTTTATATTCCGTGTGACTATGGGATAACAAATCCTCATGTATATTTAAAGGCTGCAATTAGATTGTATGAGCATGTGCCACATATATTTATTGTTGATGAATATTACAATAAAGGTGATAATGGCAGCCCTAAAACAGATAATTTATTTTTATATGATTATAAGAAATTTATCAGTGATATAAAACCGAGGAATGTAATAATAGACCCTTCAGCTACATCATTAATTAATTTGTTCAGGCAGAATGGCATATCAGTACTTGAAGCTGATAACACAGTAATAGATGGGATAAGCAATGTAACAACATGGCTTAATGACGGAAGAATTCATATAGTTAAGAATAGATGTCCAAACCTTATAAAAGAATTTGAATCTTATATATGGGATGATAAAGCACAAAAACGTGGAGAAGACAAGCCATTGAAAGAGAATGACCATGCCATGGATGCACTTAGATATTTAATTCAGACGTTATATCCATTGGAAAATGTAAATTTATCCTTACTGAAAGGAGGGAATGTATGGGGTTAAAATCTTTTATTAAGAACATGAAATTAAAACTGCTGAATCCAAAAGGAGAGCAGATGCGTATATCCGGAGGAACTGCAACAACTACCTATCAGCTGGACAGCTCTCAGGTGGATTATGAACTTGCTAGGCAGCTATATCAGAATAGCAATGACGATTATAAACTAGGCGCTCCATTTGTACGGCCTATAATAAATTCAACCGTAGGCTTCATGGGAGTACCTCATTTTGATTGTGAAGACGAATCAGCGCAGGAGATACTTGATGATTTTGCACTGGACAATACATCACAGATGCTCAAAACTCACACAGATGCCCTGAAGCTTGGTGACAGCTATGTGTGGATTACACGTGAGGAAATTCTAAATCCATTGTATCCGGATAAGCCCAACAGGCTGGTATATAATTTCATCCCTCCGGAGCAAATAAAGGACATACTGCTGGACCCGACAACGGGAGAACCAACAGCATATATTCTAAAAAGCCATCAGGAATGGCAGGACATAGACGGTAATAAGTACAAATGCGATATTACCCAGGCTATAACAGCCACCGAAAGGACAATACAGATAAATGGAGATATGCCAGAAGGGATACAAGCAGGTACAACACCAAATCCATGGGGATTTATACCTATAGTGCATTTTAAGAATGAACCTGATGAAACATTGAAGTATGGCCAATCAGATATTGAACCTATAGAGCCACTATTAAAAGCATATCATGATGTTATGCTTCATGCTCTCAAGGGAAGCAAGATGCACAGTACCCCAAAGCTGAAAATGAAGCTCAAGGATGTAGCTGGTTTTCTAAGAAATAATTTTGGAATAGAAGATCCAACTAAATTTGCTAAAGATGGTGGAACAATAAACTTAAATGGACACGAAGTTTTATTTATGGCGCCTGATGAGGATGCAGGATTTGTAGAGGTTAATAGTGCTACGGGAGATGCGCAGCCACTGTTGAACCTCTTATTTTATTGTATTGTTGATGTATCCGAGGTACCAGAGTTTGTATTTGGTGTACATACTCCAAGTGCATTAGCTTCAGTAAAAGAACAAATGCCTATCATGGCAAATAAGATAAGACGTAAGAGAGAACAATTTACTGAGCAGTGGCGTATGCTTGCCAGAATGGTTTTAATTATGTCAGCACAATCAGCAGGTGGCAATTTTAGTTCATATGACGTGACTCTTGGTTGGGATGAAGTAACTCCAAAGGATGACAAGGAGAGTGCTGAAACACTTAATTATGTTACAACAGCTCTTGAAACTGCAATTACTGGAGGATTTATTTCGATTGAATCTGCTTCAAACTTCCTGGCTGAATATGTGGATACCATGAATGACTATATATCCAGTGATGAAGGTGTTGCCGGTGAAAGAGAAAAGATAATCAAAGACAAGATGCTAAATTTCAGGATGGGAGACTCTGCAGGCCTCGATGATGAAAAAAAGAAACTTGATGATGAGATAAATAGTTCAACAAGTGGCCAAGATGGTGATGTAGATGAGTAAGGAAATAGATGATTTAAAGAAAAGTGCTGGTGATTATAAAACCTGGGCACTTCAGGCCAGAAAAAAGTATATAGATTTAAGGCTCAATAACGAAACTGAAATAAGAGCATTTTATATAAGACTTGTCAAGGACATATCCAATGAACTTAAAAAAGGTGGTACTTCTAAGATAAGAAAAGCACAGCTTCTAGTATTGATTGAAATGTTGAAGAAACAGCAGAATAAACTTGAGGGGCAGCTTACTGCGATATTTAAAGAGTATATAAAGGCAAATGCAGAAGCGGCTACAGAATATGCTAAATCTATAGACATTAAAGCAATTAAAGAAGCTGGGATTGCTAAGGTATCTACGTCTAAGGTTAAAACATTATATTTTAATGTAAACCAACGAGCAATTGAAACTTGCTGGGCAAGGGCTAACGAAGGATTGTATCTTTCCGATAGGATATGGACAAAATCCAAACGGTATAGAGAAAATATGACTGAGATAATCCAGGATGCAGTTGCAGAAGGCCAGGACTGTGTTAAAACTTCTAGGATGCTTGACAAATACGTTAAAACAGGCAGAAAAACGCTGGCTAAGCAATATCCAAATATGATGAAAAGAATGGGAAACAGGGTACCTGAAGATCTATGTTATGAATCTTTGAGGCTTGCCAGAACTGAAATGACTGCTGCATATGGTGAAGCTACCATTCAAAGTGCTATGGTAAGTCCTTCATGCAGTGGAGTCAAATTTATACTTTCTGGTTCTCATCCAAGACTTGATATATGCGACCACATATGTGGCGTTGATGACTATGGACTTGGGATTGGAGTATACCCGATTGACAAGGCTCCTGCATATCCCTTCCACCCGAACTGCTTGTGCATAACTCTTACAGTTAATGAGAATCCCAGTGATTTTGTTGACAGGCTTAAGAGATGGGATAGGAATCCAGGGAGTGAACCGGGACTTGAAGATTGGTATCAAAATGTTTATAAGAAATCGTCCATGTATATAAAAAATAATGGCAATAAAGTTAAACCCGATAAAGATTCGGATATAAAAACAGTAGAAGATGCAAAGAAAGCACTCACAAATGAAATAGGCTTTACAGAGGTTGAAGATAGTTTCATGGAAAATGTCGACCCAAAATTAATAATAAACAATACAAGACAATTAGAAAAATTAGAGAGTAAATATGGTGTAATTCATGATTCTGTAAATACTACTATATGCTCATCAAGCAGAGGTGGCAATGCAATTGCTTATGTAGCAAACGAAGCAACAAATCCGACCAGACAAAATCTATCTTTGTGTCCAGATGATTACAGTAATTTTAATAAATTAATAAAATATGAGAAAACAGCGACAGAGAAGGGTTATTTTATGCCAAGGGCACTAACTAATGAAGAATTATCTATAAGTACCGTTACACATGAATATGGGCATATGCTTCAAAATAAATTAATAGAGGATGAAATGAGGGCTAAAGGCTGGATACCTGACAAGCCTATGCAATTTATAAACACAAAGAGAAAGACTTCAAAAGCAGTGCTTAAATGGTATACCGATATTGAAATGAAAGTTAAGAAGCGTTGTTATGACGAGATAATTGATATTGCAAAGAAAAATAACCCTAAATTTGATTTTAATAGTAACATATCGAGATACGGCAAAGAAAGTTATGGAGAATTTTTTGCAGAAGTATTTATGAATGCAGAACTCTCAAAGCCTAATGAGCTAGGTTTAGCTATGAGAAAATGGCTAAAATCATTTAAAGGCATGAGAAATAAAACTATAGCAAAAGACAAAGGAGCAATAAGAGGGGCATTGACGGGTAAAAATGATCCTGATAATAAGTTAAGAGAAAAACACGCTGAACAATATTATAAATCAGTGAGAAATAGAGATAAAAATTTGGAAGTAGAAACAATATCTAAAAACACTGGAATTAGTGCCAAATCAATAGGAAAAGTTTATAATCATGTGTTTATAAATAAATATGATTTATACGGAGGATACAGAAATTTTGACGCTGATTATGATATGTCACAGTCATGGCAAAGGCTCAGGGAAGGCAAAAATATTCAAGAACATGACATAATAATGTTAAAACATGAAAGGCTTGAATATGAGCTGATGAACAGATATAATAAAAATTATAAGGAAGCCCATAAATTAGCTGAAAGCAAATATAACTACAGCAAGGCGCTAATTAAATACTTAAAGAAAAACAACTTAGATTAAGGAGGGGTGATATTTGGTAACTATAAGATTAATAGAATTGACAGATGATAGAGTGATATATGAGTATTTTCCGGAGGATAACCAAAAACATCCTGGGAAGGTAGCGTTAGATTTAAAAACCAAAGAAAGATTATTTCTAAAGGATTCAACAGAAGATTTTGGGAAAAGATATGCTGCACATGCTATTAAAAGAATTGAGGAATATGCTTCAAAAAAGGATTTTAAAGACAATGATCTTGTAGCGTGGTATTAAAAGGCACTTACTAAGTGAAAAAGGTAGGTGCTTTTATTATGCTCAAATTTAAGGAGGAATAAGGGTGAAAGATTATACAATCTGGCTTAAAGGCGGGAATAGCATAGGCGGTACTGCAAAGGAAGATGATTTAATAGGGCTCAAAGAATGTTTTAAAAAGGTTAAACATAGATCCTATTCAGGTTATGAATTTGAGGATACAGAAGGGATTGTTTGTGTATGTTTATCTGACGTTCAGGCAATAGCAATTACCGAGTGTACTGAAAATAAAGATATTGGATTTAATACTGATTCTCAAATTTCACCTGATGATGTAAAGAAATGTGCGAGAGAATTTTCAAAACGATTGAAGGACTCACTTCAAGAAATGAAAAGGTAGGTGATTAAAATGTTCCTATACAAACCTATAGGAGAAATGGCAGATGAAGTCTATGGAGAAATGGATTCATTAAGTGCAAGTATTTCACAGGTTAAACCCAGTGATATTCCATTAGCTCAGGGCGTAGATCTTGATTTAATGAAATCCATGGACAAGGACCCCCTGGAGGTCGCAGTTGAAATACCGGCCACCAAATCTAAGAGAGGGTGGAACTATAAGCCTGAAAGCCTGAAAAATATTGTGGACTATGTAAATACCAATACTCTAAATGGATTTTTAGGGCACCAGAAGGCTGAAGATGTAAGTACTCAATTTGTTCCTCCAGTAACTTCCTGGATTGGTGCAAAGATGCAGGGGAATAAGGCATATTTTAGGGGTTTGATCGATGCTGATGCCGCACAATTAAAAAGATGGGTTAGAACTGGAAGAATTAAAGAGGTTTCTATTTTTGGATATCCAAAACTCAAAAAGAATTCTGGTACCGGAGAAATGGATGTTACAGGATACAACCCATTAAGTATTGACTGGACACCACTTCACAGACCAGGTATGCCTACATCTATAGTAGGCATGGAAATGGATTCGACAATAAAAAATGATGATAACAAGGGAGGCAAAACAATGGATTTTAAGGAATTAATGCAGAATTTGAAAGGATTATTGCAGACAGGTTCAGTTACTTACAAGCAGGTGTTTGGTGAACTTGGCATAACCAAGGAACTTATAGCAGGTGAAATGGAGGATGTCAAGCAGGCAGTAGATGCCAAGGGTACTCTGGACAAGGTCAAAGAAGCACTTGCAGTTACCGGAGAAATGGATATAGTGGATGTGGCAAAAAAAGCTCATGAAGCTGTTGAAAATGCTGAAAAAGCAGGGTTTCAAAAGGTTGTAGATGATGTTGTCAAAGAGAAGGTTACTGGCGAGATGGCACAGAATCTTATTAAAAAGATGCTGAAGGTTGAAGATGGAGCTGCAAAGGAAGTTATTTCAGGTGAAATTGACAACATCCTGAAGGATGAGTTTGTCAAGAACCTAATATCACAAGAACATTTAGATATGCCGACAGGTACGGAAGTGCCAGGCACCCCTGCAGGTGGTAATATCGGCAGTGGTGTAAGTGTTAGAAAATCAAGAATATAAGGAGAGTGAGAAAACATGTCATATGCAGGACAACCAGTACCAAGTGAAGAACAGCAGGTTACAAGAGCAAAAATAAGTGATGGCAAAAGCGTCAAGGTTGTGGTGCCTGAAAATACCACTATAGAAGCACAACAGTTTTATCTTCTAGGAGGCTTCTTTGGGGTGGCAGCACAAGCAGTGACTACAGGAGAAGGACAGACTGATGAGGTTACCTTAACTATAGAACAGGCAGAATATGAAACTGACAATATTGTTACTACTGAAGCCTTTAATCAAGGGGATAAGATCTACTGGGATGATACAGCAAAGAAATTTACCATAACAGAAGGAACAAACAGACTTGTAGGCAGAGTTACACAGCCAAAGGACAGCAATAATGTAATTTGGTTTATACTGCTGCCACAATACGCATAGAAGGAGGAATTGAAGCATGGTTAAAATTATAAGCCAGGACACAATGCTAGATAAAAAAAGATCCATGACTATAGAAGAGGATGTACCTTTTGAGGTATATGGCAAAACTGATTATGCCAAGAAAAAGCTCGTAAATGGTGAGATGGAAACACTGATGCTTACGAAGCCACTCGGTGAAATGATGACCTTTGGTTCTACTGCGAACCTTAAGGAACTTTTGAGGAAAGTTACTCTGGATGTGGAACTTGGGAGGGAAGAAGTTCAGCTTTTATACAGCCCTATATACGATACAATTTCAGATCCTAATTTACCTCAGACACTGGATGCCAAATGGGCTCTCTATGGAAATTGTGTATTCTTGGAGCATATAGAAGGAGAAGAGGTTAAATTCGGTTCGCTGAGCGCTGAACATGGCCCTGTAGCAAGAATACAGACATATGCAACAGGCTTTGAATATACAAAGGAAATGGTGGACTTCAACCAGACTTTCAATGTCGAAATATTAAATAAGTCTATGGGGCAGGCATACAATGCACTTCTGAACCACATGCATTTGTATCCTATAATTGGTGCTCCTTATAAAGCTGGCAATAAAACAGCATTTCAGGGCAAGGCTGATGATCCTCTGTGGCTCGGAATATGGAGGACGTTGAACCAGGCTATAAAGGATACTGTAATTGCCAAAAGACCAGGCACAATACTTCTTGCTTCAAAGGCTGACCAGACAGACATAGAAATGGCAATAAGAGGAGGACATCAGCTTGAGGGTTCAATATATCCTTCTGTAGCTGGTATATCAACGATAATTTACTATGATGGTTGGAGCGTTAATGTTGGTAAAAAGAGCTATGAATATAAAGGAGTTACTCCGGGAACTGCATACCTAATAAGACCACAGAGAGGATTCAAGGAACTTGTCAAAAAGGATTTGACAACTGAAACTGGTAATCCTGATTTAAGCAGACTTGTGGAGGCACAGATAGTTGGATATTGTTACAGGGGTGTGTTCGCGGCCATTGATGAAAATGTGCAGCAGATAGCGTTGAAATAGCATTTACAGATGTAGGTGCTATTTTTTATGGAGGTGATATTGTGACACCAACTGAGAGTTTAAGAACAAAATTGAGAATGTTATTGAATGATAGAGACAGTAAGACTTTTGATGATGCTGAACTTGATTCTTTAATGTCTGATGCAGATTGTATTTATTGTGCTGCAAGTGAAGGGTGGATGATGAAAGCTACCATGCAGGAGGATCACACTGACGATCCTAATATATATCAGGTAGGACAAGAGAGATATCAATATTCTACTCTTACTGATATTGCCAACTTATGCTATAAAAATGCAGAGAAGTACAAAAATATGTGCACTGGAAGATCAAGCTTTATGATTGGCTCTGATACGGAGATAAGCCTATGATTACAGCAGAGAGAAGAAAAAAGGACATCAAGTGGAGCATAGATCAAAATCCTATAGAGATATCTTTTACTAAAACCATTAAAAAGCTTGTAAATGGACATCTTGAGGAAATAAAAGATGATGTAACTTTAACAGTCAGGATATTTCCACAAAAAACTTATGACAGCAGTATTAATGTATCTACCAGCACTATAGGGACTTCATATCAAAACACAGCTTATGGAATGTTAGCTGACAGTGAAGCAGATTTAAGCATTGATAGCAAGAGTTCCATAGAATTTGATTGCTCCTATGGTCATATGAAGATAAAAAATGTATATCCACAGATAGTAAATGGTGAGATATGTGGTTATGATTGTGGACTTGAGAAGGTGATGTAATGAGTTTTAGTGATAAAGCACTTGACCTTATAAATAGAAAAAATGCTAGATTATATGCACTGGCTGATAACTGGGCAAAAAGCTTAGAAAATGAAGCTAAAGCAGATGCACCATGGAAGGATAGAACTGCCCATGCAAGGCAGGGGATTCATTGTGATGCAACCATGAATAATAATCAAATTACTATTTCCCTAAGCCATGGAGTTGAGTATGGTGGAATCTTAGAAGATGGGTCAAAGCCACACATAATAAGACCCAAAGATAAGAAAGCTTTATACTGGAAAGGTGCAGATCACCCGGTTAAGCTTGTACATCATCCAGGTACCAAGAAATATTCAACTGTAGGACCAACAATGGAAAGAAATAAATATAAAATCAGGGATGATGTAATTAAATTATGGGAGGATTGATTATATATGGGAAAGTTGCCTAATGTTGAAGTATACTACGACTTTGATAATAAAGTTGCTAAAATATTAATAAACGGAGTTGATTATGTAGATAAGCTACCAATAATTACTGCTGGTTTAGATTTAGAATGTGGTAAAAATCCAAGAGTTAGGTTGGAATTTGAAGCTGAAAATGTAAAAATTATAGGAAAGGCTAGAAAAGAGGTTAAAAACAATGCGTGAGGGAATAAGGAACAAACTATTAGATAGTATTCCAGAGCTTACAGATTGCTATGAACCTACAGTACCTGACAAATCTACTCCTAAACCATATGCGGTAATTCTCCAGGGATCTGACGACAAACAGAACAATCCTACATCCTACAGCAGGGGTATTCAGATATGGCTTTATGACAAAAGGCTGACCTTTAATACCCTGGATTTTCTTATGGAGAAAGTTATATCGGCATTGGATTTGCAGACCATAGCTGAAGATACAGGAGAAAGCTATACATGTGTCTTTAATGGAACCGTTGGTGATGATGTTGTAGACGAGGAATGGGATGCCATAGCAAGGGGCTTAAAATTCAATGTCATAGCTTTACACGGGGATGATGAATCTCCAGTAGATCTATGGATTGAAGCTGTATCAAGCTATATAAACGGCCTTACGAATTTACCTGTATATCCAGACTACTGGAGAAAGAATTTTGCTGTACCTTCTGTACTTTGTAGAATACTAAAGGTTGAACCTGCCCCTGCAACGTTTGGCGCAAATAAAATATTAAAGACTATACGGTGTCACTTTGTAAGCAGAAACAAAGGCGAAACCAACAACTATATTTCTACTGTTGAAAATGAACTGATCCAGGATACAAAGATACCTCTGGATATTCAATATAGAAGATATCTGACTATAAGCAGCATAAGGGAGGATAGAGAAGCAGATCCACTTACTGTAGGACAACTCAGTGTGGATTTTTTTAGATTGGAAAGTATTAAAAAGAATGATGTTCCTGTTATGAATAAAATCTCTGGCAGAGGAACGATAAAGGAGTGATAAATTATGGCGGATGCAAATAAAACTGATCCAGAAGTTAAGAAGAACGATACATCCATCAAGAATACACCAGATTCGACTACAAAAAGCACGGATGCTAAAGCCAATACTACAATGGCATCAAGCAGCACAAAAACAAGTACGCCGATAGCACCGACGCCTGTGGTCAAAATGACCATACCTCAGGAAGTAAAATATCCTATAGGGGATTTAATTGAAAACAGCAAGGCACTTACTGGCCACAGCAAAGAGGCGGCAGTTGGTGCTTTATTTGGTTACAAAGAAAAGGAATTGACAAAAGCCGATTTTAAGAAGGTAATAGATGATTTTCTAAAAAGGAAGGTGAAGTAATATGGGTACAGGAACATGGAGCGAAACACAAAAACCAACCATACCTGGAATGTACAACAGGTTTATGTGGGCGGCAGAAAATACTCTGGCACAGGGCACTAACGGTATTGTTGCCATGCCGGTTAAAGCAGATTGGGGGCCTGTAAAAGAAGTCGTATCCGTTACAACCCTAACTGAACTTAAAAATAAATTTGGTTCCAATACAGATCTGACAGCGTACAGGCTTGGAAGATTGGCTTTATTGGGAAACCCAAAAGAACTATTATTGTACAGGCTGGCAGATAGCAATGCCAAGACTGCAAGCATAACTCTCAAGGACACTACTGCCGATACTCCGGTGGATGTTATAGAGCTTGAAACAATATACCCTACAACCAGGGATTTCAATGTTTCCATAAAAGCCGATATAATTTCCGAAACCGTAACTGACATAACTCTATATGAGGGAGCTGAACAGCTATACGTGTTTAAGGTATCCGGCACCATAGATGATATCGTAAATGCAATAAACTCAAATGAGGAGAATGTATGGCTCAAAGCTTCCAAGGTAGCTGACGGCACAGGTCTTGCAAGCATAGTAAATCAGCCACTTACAGGCGGGAACAATGGTACTGACAGCATAACCAATGAAGAGTATATGGATGCCATGTCTACTTTTGAAGGTTACAAGATAGACGGTTTTACCCTAGATGGTGTGAGTGATGCAGCACTTCAGGCAGCAGTACAGGCTTGGGTGGACAAGAATAAAACCAATGGTGCAAATATATTGTGCTTTATGGGAGCTGCAAAAGATACTGATATAGATATTGTAAATACCCAGTCCAAAGCATTTAATGATGAAGCAATAACTAATATAGGTGTAAGTGGTATCTATGAAGGAGTTGAATATTCTCCCGCAGAGGTAGCTTGTTATATAACAGGTCTTGCTGTAGGAAAGGGAATAAAGGATAGTATTGTAAATCAAGCTACTATATTTGAAGATGTAAGCCCTAAACTGACCAGGACACAGGTTGAAACGGCACTTGCTGCAGGAACGCTGGTGCTTGTAAATGAACAGCAAAGCGTAATAGTTGTAGATGATGTAAATACTCTTAAGAAATTTGCAGATGGGCAGAGTGAAGCATTGGGATATATAAGAGCTGTTAAGTTTTTGTATACTGTAGATGCAGATACAAGCGCAAAGAGAAGTGATTTTATAGGGCAGACCAACAATGATGATATAGGCCAGAAGGTTGTTATATCCGCACTTAAGAAGTACTTTGAGACACTTCAGGGCGCCGGCGTAATAAAAGATGATTTTACTGTTGAGATAGACAAAGAACTTCAGGCAAATGCCAAAAGTGATGAGTTCTATTGGAAATGGAGTGCCACTTATGTTAATGTTATGAAGAAAATATTCGGAACAGGATATGTTCAATAGGAGGGATAGATTATGAATGATGTTTTAGAACCAGGAAGGATAATACATGGCCGTTTTGGAGAAGTACTGGTTGATGGAGTTAAACAGACAAACCTCCAGGAGTGCACTGCAGATGTTGAAGCCGATATGAAGGACCTTAATCTTTTGGGGCAGGATTGGACTCAGTATAAAGCTGGCACGCTCAAAGGTTCAGGTACAATGAAGGGTTATAAAGTGACTTCTGATCTTATAAAGAGAGGATTCAAGAGGTTTGAAATAATAGTAAAACTTGACGATCCTGAAGCCTATGGGTATGAGTCTATAAGGTTAAAGAATTGCATGGCCACAAAGCTTAATTTGATAAACCTGAAAGCAAATGATTTAGTTGAAGAGGAAACACCTTTCAACTTTGTCGGCTATGAGCCCCTGGATTATATAGAAGCAGACTGATGTAATATAATTCCCCTTTTTAACAAAATATGCTATAATTTTATTAATAAAGTGTTAACAAGGGGGATGTTTGTGTTGAAAAAGGTAATTTTGGTTTTAGGAATAATGGTTACAATGATATTTGCTGTTGGACTTATGGGCTGCGCTCCTAAAGGAGATCCTTCGCAAGTATTGAATGATTATTATGATAATATAAAAAGTGGAGATGCTGAAGCTGCATATAATACTCTAGCTGATGCAAGCAAAAAGAACTTCAAAAAGGATGATTTTGTTAAATGGGTGAAAGCACAGGCTGAGTATGAAACGTTAAAAAGCGTAAAAATTCAAAAAAATGATGAATACAAAAACAAAGAGTTAGATGGCATTACTTATAAAAATGCTGTTAAATTTAATGTAACCGAGAATGAACATAGTAACTATGAGAATAAAGATACTCCAATAAAATATAAAAGATATGTTGTAAATGATAATGGTCAATGGAAAGTCTATAGAGAAAAGGAAAATGGTAAGGATATGCTTTCAGATGCAATAATTGATTTAGCTTCAATGTATGCAGAGGGTAAAGGGAAGGATAAAGACCTAAACCAGGCTGCGTCTATATTAAATGAATCAGTCAAAGCAAATTCTAGTTATGCACCGACTTATTATGCCCTAGCGTCTGTGTATTACAATTTAGAAAGATATGATGAATCAATTAGTGCTGCAAATAAATATTTAAGTAATACTAAAGATGAAAAAAATAGATCAGATGAGTATAATGTTTTAGGATTAGATTATAAAGGTAAAAAGGATTATACAAATGCCAAAAAATACTTTAACCAAGCTATACAACTAAATCCCAATAATCAATATGCTAAAACTAACTTGCAACAGTTAATTCAAGAAGAACAACTTGATAGTTTATTTCAAGACTAATTTTGTAATAAGGAAGAATCACTTAGGTGGTTCTTTTTTAGTGAAAAATATTCCAAATCCTCTTGACAGGTTAGCTGTTTAACTTTATAATAAGTTTAACAGCTTGAAAGGAGGGAATATTTTGACCGACGAGAAAAGAAAGACGTTCTCAACAACTATTTACCCAAGTATTTCACAAAATTTCAAAGTGGCTTGTGTAAAAAGAAATCAAGCTATGAATGAGATATTGGAAAAATTAATGATTCTATACACTAAGGGTGAAATTAATTTAGAAGAAAAATAAGAGAAAGCTACTACCCGCAAAAGTAAACTAGCTTTCTCTATCACCCCAACTAATGTTGGTAAATACATTATACCATCTTTGGTTGGGCAAATCAAAAGGAGGATGATGTATGAATAATTTAGTAAAATTAAAACCATTTGAGAAATCAGGAATAGGCAAAATAAGAATTGCATTATTAAATGATGAACCAATATTTAATCTATATGATGCTTGTTTGAATCTAGGATATGTAAGGATGAGAGAATCAAAAGGTAAAGAGTATGAGCAGATACGAAAAGATTTTATAACTAAATTATGCGAAAGCCTTGATATATCAGGGTTGACCACCAACGGGACAACTTTCAACATCACATATAAAAATAGATCTAAAATTGATTTTAAAAACACATGGATTGACGAACAAAGTTTTTATGACTTATGTTTAGAAAGCCATGCTAAAAATGCAAGACCTTTTAGAAGATGGGTGACAGGAGAAGTTCTCCCCTCCATAAGGAAAACAGGATTTTATTCAACAGAGAAGGCGGAACAACTTAAAGTTCAGGAGCCATATAAATTAGTCAAGAAATTCTACAATGGCAATCCAGTAATGGTGTTGAAGGACTTGGAATTTCTTATAGGAACTTCAGTGCATACCATTGGCTATATTCTTAAAAGCAATAATAATTTTGCTATTGGAACAGATTACTTTCTTTTAGAAGGTAGAGAACTTAAAAAGTTTAAGAAAGACAATAAGCTTTCTCCATGGATAGGTTCCTTAATTGTTATTCCCAAGCAGGGGGTTGATAAATTGCTGAATTTGCTATTACTTGAACCTTCAGGGAAATTAAAAGAGACATTTGAAGGATACTTTGAATTGGAGAGTCAAGTATCACAAAGTAAGGCACCAGTTTTGGAACAACTTCAGGCTTGCAAGTTTATTGCTGATGATTTGAAAGTTGGGGAGGCAATAAAAATGTCCATATATAAGATGATTTGTGAGAAGAATGGTATTGATACTGATATTGTGGGTAAAATGGAATATAACAGAAAGCTTGATAAGGAAATTATAAAAATAACTTTAAGGTTTGCCAAGATGCTTTTGGAAGATTATACAACTCAAGGAATAATAGCTTTGAAAGAGGAAATTATTGCTGAGGAGCCGATTATAGCTCAATCAAAAGTTGTTAAAAAGTATATGGTTGGTTTCTTTGACATTATGATTAAAATTTCAAAGGGAAATGAAAAAGCAGTTGTATAATTTATGATATAATAGTAAATATATGAGATATAAGGGAGTGGAGCTTGGTGGATAGAGAAGTGTTAGAATTATTGAAGTCAATGCAAAATGATATTAGAAGCATTAATGGCAAAATTAATAATTTATCTGAGGGGCAGAATAGCCTTAAAGGTGATGTTGGTGGTCTCAATGATAAAATAAATGTCTTATCGAAGGGGCAAGATGATCTTAAAAATAAAGTTGGCAGTTTAGAAAATGAAGTTCAAAAAAATTCAATTAAACTCGAGAGTGTTGAAAAGAAGATTGATACAATAGCAGAGGTTCAAAAGAATCATATGGACCAGAATGAGAAGGCGCATAAAGAAATCATTAAACCTCTGAACGAAAAAGTTGATGTAATAGGGTTAGCAGTTAAAAATACATCAAAAGATATGAAAGAATTGAAAGATAAATTTGATAAGGTTGAGAAAGTCACTATTCAAAACACATATGATGTAGCATATTTAAAATCAGCTAAATAAATTCAATATATAAATTAGCACTTACTTTTATAGTAGGTGCTTTTGTTATATCAAAAATAATGAGAAGGAGAGATAAAAATGGATATAGAAAAAATCAAGAAAATGGGTGAAGAAGATGTTATAGAGGCGCTTTTAGGTCAAATAGAGGTACCGACAAAAACTGTTGTCATACCGAGGTTAGGCATACCTATTAAACTTAAAGCTCTTACTGGGAAGCAGATAAGCAAAATAAGGAAAGACAATACTCATTCAGAGAAAATAAAGGGATCTAAACTTGAAAAAGATGTATTTGATGATGAAAATTTCAATGCTGAAATAATTGAGAGAGCTACTGTATCTCCTAATTGGAATAATCCAAAGTTAAAAGATGCTTTAAAAGTAAGCAATGGGAAAGAAGTTATAAAAAGAAGACTGCTGGCTGGGGAAATGGACAATTTGATAGAGCAGATTTTTGATTTGAGTGGATATAATGATGAAGCTGAAGAGATAGATGAAATAAAAAACTCATAAAGGCCAGATATAAGCTCAACCTTATGAATTTTCTGTGGGTAAGGCATAACTTAAGATTTAGAGAATTTCGTGATATGCCTGAATATGAACAGAAACTGTATCTGGCCAGTGCTGAACTTGAAATAGAGGCAGAGGAAAAATTAAAGAAAAAATGATAGTAATGATAACAGGGGAGGAGGCGATATAATTGGCTGAAAAAGAAATATATCACTTGGACTTGGTCATTGGCATTAAAGGTGATTCTGAAACAAAATCAAAACTTAGTGCTATGGACAGGTACTTTGAGCAGACTCATAAGAAAGCGAATATATTAAATAAAATGTCAGTATCACCCACTGCTAGAATAATTGACAAGGCCACAAGCAGAATTGAAAAGATAAATTCATCCTTGAATAAAATAAATAAAATGGTGGCTTCTCCTACTATTAAAATCAAGGATAAGATATCTGGTGGATTAAATATAATAAGAGGCAGTATAAGCAAGACAATAGCTGCAGCTACATCCCTTCAAGGTGTGCTTTTGGGAGTGGGTGGTACATGGGCAGGAATAGTTAAACCAATGCAGATAGCCGGAGATTTTGAGCAAACTCAGATGGCATTTACTACAATGCTGAAAAGTGCACAAAAGGCAAATTCGTTCTTATCGCAAGCTCAAAATATGGCCAATGCAACGCCTTTTGAATTTCCGCAACTTGCTGATGCAAGTAAAAAAATGCTTGCTTTTGGATGGAACGTTAAAAGTATACTCCCTGATCTAACAACAATAGGAGATGCTGCTTCTGGATTGGGATTGGGTGCTGAAGGAATAAATGAGATCACACTGGCTCTTGGACAAATGAAAGCAAAAGGAGTAGTCCAAGGAGATGAAATACTCCAATTGACTGAGGCAGGAATTCCTGCATCTAAAATACTTCAAGAGCAGCTTGGGTTGACTGCTGAACAAGTTGGAAATATAGGCAAGCAAGGACTTAGTGCAGATAAAGCTGTAAGGGCACTGCTTACTGGAATGGATAAAAGATTTGGTGGTATGATGCAGGATCAAGCTAAAACTGCACTTGGTCTGATGTCCACATTGAAAGATACATTTGAAAATAAATTGATGAATCCTTGGGGACAAGGATTATGGAGTGGAATAAAGCCTGGACTTACAAAAGTTACTGATTGGTTAGATAAAAATGATAAAAAGGTTAATGAATTAGGTAACTTGTTTAAGAAAGCGGGACAGACTGTAAGCACATCTATTGGTGGTGCTCTTGAAAAATCTCAGCAGAGGCTTGATAAACTTATGGACAGCAGCCAATGGAAAAGTGCTGATCTTGGAGGAAAAATTACGCTTGCATGGGACAAGGTAATTGCCGAACCATTTTCAAGTTGGTGGAATGGATCCGGCAGACCGAAGATAAACAAAGTTGCAGGAGAAATAGGATCTGCTATTGGCGGTACCATAGGTGGAGGAATTACCTCGTTTTTAGATGCCCTGGGTGGCAAAGATAGTAATAAGACCGGTGGTGCAGGCACTACAGCAGGTACGGCCTTTACCAATGGTTTTCTGCAGGCTTTCGATACCGGAAAAATAATTGATAAACTATTGAATACTTTCAAAAATGCCAACTTGAATTTTTTAAAAAATCCGACTGGTGATAATTTTGCCAAGGCCGGAATAATGGACTATATACTGTTTAGCTCATTAGGTGGTGCGGCATTGTTGAAAGGTGGATTTAAGCTTGGTAAAGGTGCATTTAAATTTGGAAAGTGGGCTTTTGGAAAGGAAGGGACTAAAACTGCTGAAGGAGCTGCCGAAAAAATGGCAGGAGCTGCAGGGAGTACTTCAGCAAAAGCATCAAGTGCTTCAAGTAAGGCGTCTAAAACTGCGAATGATTTAAGCGAAGCAGCGAAGAATTTCCGAAACGCCGCCAATGAAGCAAAGACAGCTGAAAAATTGAAGAAGTCCACCCAGAATGAATTAAATAAAGCTATAAAAGATTACAAAAATATTATGGATAAAATTGAAGGTATAAAAAGCAGCGGAGGTTCTGTTCCAAAGTCAGTATCAAAAAAAGCAGGTGAAGCTCAAACTCGGGTAAACAATGCCCGAGAAAGGGCTAAAAGTGCCGGACAAGATGCAAAGGCTAAGGGAACTAAAAGTGAAGCATATACCACTGCTAGAAATACATTTAAAGAAGCAAGACAAGTTAGTACTGAAAGCAGGGCATCAAGGTTTTTTAAGTTTGCAGGCAAAGGGATAAAAGGCATTCCTATTGTTGGAGGAGCGCTTACTCTTGCAGGAGCGGGGCTTGATATATTAACGTCTTCCGATAAGAAGAAAGGTGCTTTTGGCGCTGCTGGCAATATTGCTGGTGGATTGGCAGGAGCGAAGGCTGGAGCTACTATTGGATCTGCATTTGGTCCTGCAGGGATTGGAATCGGAGGAATAGCTGGAGGTATAGCAGGCTCAATTGGTGGAGAAAAGGCTCTTGACTGGATCTATGATAAAACGGGACCTGCTACTAAATATTTGCAAGACAAATTTGGTAATGCCAAGAAATCTATTGAGAGTAAATGGTCAGATACAAAATCATGGTTTGGTACTAAAGTTGGCACTCCTTTTAAAAATGGTGCCATAAATACAATGAACTTTGCTGTTGGAGCTTTTTCTTTGGGTAAAGATGCAGCCAAAAGAGCATGGGCTCCATACGGGCAATGGCTTGGTGCTAATGTTTTTCAACCTATAAAAAACAAAGCTTCTGATGTTGGCTCCTGGATTGGTCAGAAATTTGGTTCAGCTAAATCCTGGGCACAAACTCACTGGTCTAGCTTTTCAGGCTGGTGGGGTGCAAATGTGTCAACACCGGTCAAAGGGTTTGCTTCAGATGCTGGTTCGTGGATTGGTGAAAAGTTTAGTTCTGCTAAATCTACAGCCCATACTGCATGGGTAGGATTTTCTGGTTGGTGGAGTAAGAATATTGGAGAACCGACAAAGAGTGTTGCCACTGATGTGGGAAGTTGGATAGGAGATAAACTCAGTGGAGCAAGAACAACTGTAGAAAGTGCATGGGCTGATTTTTCGACTTGGTTTAAGGAACATATAGGTGGCCCTGCGTATGCACTTTTAGAAAAAATCATGGGGAAGGGGCAAGAAGAAACAGGATTGACACCTTCTAATGGTAGGAAAGGGAATGTGAGGGCTAATGGAGGCATTGTAACAGGACCAGAATTTAGCCTTATCGGCGAAGCGGGCACAGAGGCTGTAATTCCATTATCAAGTGCTAGAAGAAATAGAGGATTAAGCCTATGGCAGCAGGCAGGAAAAATGCTTGGTGTAAGAATGTTTGCCAATGGTGGCATTGTTAGAAATGGTTCTGCTGGTGGGGCTAAAGTTGCAAAGGCTACAGCAAATATATCGACATCCATTGCTCTTGGAGATGATGCATTATCTCAGTTTAAGCAATATGGCAACAAAGTAAACACCAACTTAAGCAGTGGAATATTGGAGAACAAAAAAGTATCGACCGATTCAGTAAACAAAGTTACAAATGAATCAGGTTCGGTACTTAATTTATTCTCAAAAACAGGTCATGTATATGGAATTGGAATGAACAACGATATTGCCGCAGGTATACAATCCACTATACCAAATGTTACAAGTATGGTAAAGACTTTAACTGACAAGGTAATAACTGAGTTCAAGAACGGATTTGGAATACATTCCCCTTCAAGAGTATTTTACAAATTGGCACAATTCATTCCACAGGGCTTTGTAAATGGATTGACTTCCAAGGACATGGGAGGATTCATAAAACATTGGATTGGAGATATTTCATCCATGGCAGGCGGTGCCATGAGTGGAAATGTATCCGGATGGTTAAGTGCTGCACTGGCAGTAACAGGCACCCCAGCAAGTTGGCTGCCTGGACTTTTGAGATTGGTTCAAGCTGAATCCGGAGGAAATCCTATAGCAGTAAATCCACAGGCTGTAGGAGGAGAACATGCCACTGGTTTATTGCAGACTTTGGGATCTACATTTAGGCAGTATGCAGTAAAAGGATTGGATAATATACTAAACCCTATTGCCAATGCTGCAGCAGCCATAAACTATATAAAAGCACGATATGGAAGTGTATTCAATACACCACTGTTTAAGGGTGGCTCCTATGTAGGCTATGCTTCAGGTACAGACAATGCAAAGCCTGGTCTTGCCAGAATAAATGAAAGAGGCTGGGAGTTTGTGGACTTTACAGGTGGAGAAAAGGTGTTGAATCATAATAAGTCCATTAATTTAATGGAGAGGGCTGCAAATTCCTTAAGCAGGGTAAGAAGTGTTGTATCCAATTTAGGTATAGGAAATATGGAAAGCAGAGATATCCCTGAAAGCTCAAATAATCCGGTATATTATACTTCACAGCCTCAAATGGCTACGGCCGGAGGTTATCAAGGTGACATAAATGTAGATGTGGAAAATAATTTTAATGGCAGTACTGATATTGATGATATAGTGATGCAAGCAACCAAGAAGTTTGCTACAGAGTTAAAGAAAACATTACAAAATATTAAGAGGTGATGGTAATGAGTAATGAAAATTCAAGAGATGAAATCAAAGCTTTAAATAAACGAATAGCAGAGCTTGAAGGGCGAGTCCAAGCTCTGCAGGATTCTAAAAAAAGAGAACAAGAGTTAAGCGTTGAAAAATCATGGTATTGCACAGCTAAACACTTTAAAAGTTTACTGGAAGATGCAAAGCATTGTCGTATTGCTGATTTTGGAAAGCCATGTCAAGATTGCAAATATAATTTTGGCCTTAATGGTAAATTAAGATGTGACATGGATTATGCATATGAAAGATTTCGTGTTCTGACAATAGCAACAGGTATACATTTTAGCCCTTGGCGTGAGAAAGAGGAATAAATTATTCCGGGTTTTCAGGTGCATCTTTTACGATAGGGCATACTTTTTCACTACAAGAATTTCGTGCTTTATAGCCACAATGATTAATTCCTTTTTTGTAGCCGTCTAGTCCTGTAGTGACAATATGATGATAAGTAACGTCTACTGAGTATTCACAATCTTGCTCAGGACAATATCCATAAACAGATACTATATATTCCATAGAATTATCACCTCCTCATAAGTGATAATTCTATGGCTATAATAAAAATTCCTTGAAAAGGGGTGATTTTTTGGATCTTAGTAATATAGCTGGTGTCACCAGCAAAATCATACAAGGTGTATCTGAATCTGTATTAACTGCACTCGACAGAGTGGCCAACACCAACTTTGATGTATACCTGACAAATACCAAGGATAATGATACTTTTCATTTTCCGGTAAATCCCCTAAGTCTTACGGTGAACCGTGAGAAGAAATACAACACTGTGGAGATAATCGACATTGGAGAAATAGATATAAATGATAAAGGCACCAAAATACATGAAATAAGCATAGAAACATTGATTCCAGATGTATATGAACCTTACTGCAGGTATACGGATATAGCAAGTTCCAAAGATACTATTGAGAAGCTTGAGAAGTGGCAGAACCAAGTGGAACCATTGAGGCTGATTATAACAGGTATAGGCTTTAATGATCTGGTCAATATAGGCACCATGAATGAGGAAGTAAGGCCGGAGGGATTGTATAATGGCAAGTACTTTACTTTTACATTTAGGACATACAAGGAATTAAAAATATCCCAGGTTGATTCCACTCTTCAGGACAACAGACAATCTTCCGCCGAAAGTGGTGGAGCGAAGTACTCACACCATGAGGGGGAGTGGATAATAATTACTGCGGATGTTCTAAATGTCAGAGATGGTCCTGCCACCAGTTATGGAATAAGGGGTACAGTTAAAAAAGATGAGTGTTATAAAATTGGAAGTGTCCAGGGTAATTGGGCAGATATCTATTGGAGCAACCACGGTGGTTGGATATGTACCGATTATGTAAAGTAAGCAGGTGATACTATGACAAGCATAATTGCAAAGGATGATTATAAGATTGAAAATTTAAACGAAGGTGTTTCTCTTCAAGAAACCATAGACTCCGTAGCTTATACAGCCACGGTCAAGCTCCTTGAAACTGAACAGCTTCAGAGCATACAGCTTGTTAAAGGCAATGCAATAGAAGTATGGGATACAGCTTTTAACAGCAGCAATGATGTAAGGGTGTTCAAAGGTATTGTCTGGGAAAAAGATAAGACTAGAAAGGATAAAACATTAAATCTTACCTGCAAAGAAAGGACGGTTTATCTGGAACAGTCTGAGGACGAATATCTGGTAGCTGAGGGGCAGACAGCTACCCAGAGGATAACGAGATACGCCAATGACTGGAATATACCTATAGGGACTTTTGCAGATACAGGCGTGGGACTTGCCAAGAATATCTACAGAGGAGGAGATAAAATTCTTGATATGATATTCAAGGATCTGAAAGAGACTGCCCAAAAGGGCGGCAAGCTCTACAAGGTTAGAATGTCAGAGGATAAACTGGATCTGTTTGAGATAGGCACAAACTCTACTGTATGGAAATTAGAATCCATGGCAACTGATATAGAGGAATTCAGCTCTCTTGAGGGCGCTGTTACCCAGGTAAAAGTTTTGGGAACACAGCCAGATGAAGGCCTAAGTCCTATTATTGGCATCTATGAAAAAGAAACTAAGGGTTATGGGACATTAAGAAAAATATTGCAGGATGATAAAGTAACGAATGCGGATGAAGCGAAGAAAAAAGCCGATTCCATTTTTAGCATCGGTGAGGATTATATAAATATTAGCTGTGCTAGGGATATAAATACCATAAGAGCCGGTGACAAAGTTTCTTTAGATGGTGTAGATATGTATGTGACAAGTGTAACCCACAACCTTGGAAGTATTGGAACCATGGATCTTACTATAGGAACCATGGATTATATAAGGAGGAAGTTTTATGCGGGAGATGGAGGATCTAGTTAGAACAATTAATGATACTACTAATAAAACTATAAATAATACTGTTTCAGGACTTGGAGTTGAGTTTGGGACTATAACGGAAACAGGATTGCAATTAGATAATTTTAAACATGAAATAACAGATTACAAGGTACTTGATTATCTTACAATGAATGAGGATTATTGCACTCAAACTGATACTGCTGGTGAAGATGGTCATTCACATAAGGTTATGACTCCGGATGGATTGAAACCACTAAAAGCTGGTGACAGAGTTCTGGCAGCACAAGTGGGAGCTGAATTTATAATATTGGGAAGGATGAGTTAAATGCCTAATCTATTTCCTGAAAATGATTATACAGATGATAGTACATCATTAAATATTAATAATAAAAATAATGAAGGGTATAAAGGTTCCTATAAGTTTGATTTTAATAAAGGTGAGTTTGTAAAGAATCCAGATGGGACCATAAAGAAATGTAATGATCTAGAGGCCTATGCCCAATGGTGTCAGATGGCGCTTTTAACAGATAGAGGGAAATATGTTTACAGCAATTTATTCGGCCAGGAGTTTTATAAGTTAACAGGTTCTGAATACTCCAAAGAGGCAGTTGAACTTGAAGTAAAAAGAATGACTCAAGAAGCACTTATGGTGCATCCAAGAACTAAAGATGTTACAAATTTTACTTTTACATGGCAGGACAGTGGAGAACTCTATTATGAATATACAGTAATTACTATGGATGGTGAGAGTGTTGGATTAAATAATTCCGTGAATGTGGGGTGATAATATGGCAGATGCAACGATACCTGAAATACCTGATTTTTTGAATGAAGATGTAGATACAATACACAAAAGAATGCTTGACAGAGCTCCTTCAGATATAAATATTATTGAAGGAGATCTTTTCTGGAGCCTTACAAGACCTGTAGCAGAGGAAGAATACAGGCACAGGCAGCTTATGGCCGCTTTTATAAAGCTTGTATATCTTCAGAGCAGTTACAGTGGGTATTTGGATCTTATAGGTGCTCAAATAGGAGTTATAAGGAAAGATGCTATAAAATCCAAGGATACAATAAAAATAAAAGGTAAGCAGGGAACTGTACTTGAAAGTGGGAAAATGGCTGCTACGGTTTCAAGTGAGAGCAACCAAAGCGTTGAATTCCAGTTCCTTGAGACAAAAACTATAGATGATACTGGGATAGCTGAAATCCAAGTGGAATGTACCCAATCTGGCACTATAGGAAATGTAAAGGCAAATACCATAACTATACTTACAACGCCCATAAATGGAGTACAGAGTGTAACCAATGATCATGATTTTACAAATGGCACTGACGTTGAAAGTGATGATGACTACAAGACCAGAATTCTGGAAAAATTGCAGACACCAGCAACAAGTGGAAATAAATATCAGTACAGAAACTGGGCAAAGGAGGTAACCGGGGTAGGAGATGCAAAACCATTTCCGCTTTGGGATGGCCCCGGTACTGTAAAAGTAGTAATAATAAATAGTAACAAAAGAGCTGCGGACGCCGAACTTGTGCAAAAAGTCAAAGACTATATAGATCCTCAACCAGAAGGACATGGAGAAGGACAGGCGCCAATTGGTGCAACTTTGACAGTCGTATCTGCTGTAGAAAAAGCTATAGATATAACTGCCAAAGTAGTACTTGCGAATGGTTATACAATACAACAAGTGCAGGATAATTTTAATACAAACATGCAAAAATATTTGAGTGATCAGGCCTTTAATTCCACCTATATAAGTTATGCCAAAGTTGGAGGTATTCTATTAAGCACAGATGGAGTTGTGGATTATAATAGTTTAACTTTAAATGGTGGAACTGTAAATGTGGCACTGGCGGATGAAGAAATACCAGTTGCCGGCACTATAAGTTTAGGGGTGTGATAAATGGCATATCCAGATAGTATTGATAAATTCATAGATAAACTGAATAAACTTGATAACAATACCTATGTAATTGAGGAAAAGGTCGAGGTTACAAATGGTGTATATGAAGGTGAGCTGGAACATGACAATATCAGCTTGCCTTCTATTAATGTATACACAGGTTCTAAGCTTACAGGAACTAAGATAGAAAATGTTATAGTGTCTACACCAAGCCTTACGCCATGGAAGAATACAATCAAGATATTTTCCACCGTATCTCCTGTTTATATATCTTACCAGACCCAGGGGGATACAGTAGAAGCTGAAGATATAAATAAAGTCCAGGACAGCGTTGTGAATACCCAGACTGAGGTTGACAGGTATAAAGATTCTAATGACAACAGGGTTACTGATGCCGAAAATAGGATTTCAACTGTGGAGAATAACAAAGCTGAAAAAACTTATGTGGATACCGAACTTAACAAGAGATACCTGAAATCTGAAACCTATACCAAGACTGAGACAGACCAGAGAATACAGCTGGTGGTTGATGCCGCACCTGAAGCGCTTGATACCTTGAAGGAAATTGCAGATTCTCTGAATAACGATCCTGATTTTGCTGCCACAATTACAACTGCACTTTCTAAAAAAGTAGACAAGGTAGATGGAAAACAGCTTTCTACAGAGGATTACACAAGCGAAGAAAAGGATAAGCTTGCAGGTATTGAGGACAATGCAAATAAATATGTTCATCCCACTACTCACCCGGGAAGCATGATAACCGAGGATAGTACTCACAGATGGACAACCGATACTGAAAAATCCAACTGGAATGATGCGAACAGCAAGAAACATACTCACAATAATCTTTCTATATTGCAGAGCATAACTCAAGCTTTAATAGATGCATGGAACAGTGCAGTAGATCATATAAGTGACACGGTAAAGCATATAACTTCTGCTGAGAGAACTTTGTGGAATACAGTTTCTAATAAGGTTAATAAATCAGGTGATACTATAACAGGCCAGTTAAAAATACAAGGTGCTGCCGCCGATAGACCATTAGTAATAAGAGGTATTTCTGGTGCAACCTCAGGTACAGATGATACTCCGGGTGAATTATATTTAAACTATGATTCTGATAAAGCAATCCATATTGGAACGACTATAAATATAGATCCTATAAATAAATCTATAAACGCTAAATCGGATGACAGTGGCAAATTAAATGGTCAGGATGCCTCTTATTATGCGCAAAAATCTCATACTCATGATGATAGATATTATACCGAATCCGAAAGCGACAACAAGTTTGCTACCAAAGATGAATTAGAAGGTGCTGGCTATGGTGATATGCTTAAATCTGTTTATGACAAAGATAATGACGGTGTAGTGGATAAAGCAGAAGATAGTAACACTGTTGGAGGGAAAAGTCCAGATGATTATTATGCAAGGCGTGGAGAACTTAGTCCATCAACGGATTTTAATACAATTTTGAAGCCTGGATGTTATAAAGTTCAGATGTCAAATTGGGATTCAGCAGTAAATTCTCCTAATTCAGCTTATGATGGTTTATATAGTTTTGGATTGTTAGTAGTACACAGGAGTTCTGTAACTGAAGAGGATAGAGTTCTACAGGTATATTATCCTCATAGAGCAAATCAAATACCTGTAAGAAGGATGCTAAATAGTGGCGGATGGCAATCATGGTCTAAAATAGTTAAAGGTTCTGTAACCTGGAATGACCTCAAGGGGGTGTAACTTATGTATGGTACAGAAAAATATGGTATAAATGGATATTCACAAAATGAACCAATATCAGATGACGATATACAGCCTTATATCCCTGACCTAATGAAGTATCTGCCACCGTGGTACAAAGACAGTGCGATTATGATCCAGCTTCAGGATACAATGGCAAAGGAGCTAGGGCTTTCATACTGGCATGAGGAAGATATATTAAACCAGTGTTTCGTAGATACTGCAACATGGGGACTTACATTTTGGGAGAAAGTGCTTAATATTGCAACTGATTTGAATAAATCCTATGAGGATAGGCGGGAAGTTGTAAAAGCAAAGTTGAGGGGCTCCGGCACTACTACAGTCCAGATGATAAAGAATACTGCTGAGGCTTTCTCAGGCGGTGAATGCAATGTGATTCAACATCCTGAGAGTTACAGTTTCACAGTGCAATTTGTAGGGATAAAGGGTATTCCCAAGAACATGGAAGCCTTTAAACAGATGCTGGAAGACATTAAGCCTGCGCATCTGGCATATGACTTCAAATACACTTACACAGTTTGGAACTTCTTAAAGGACAAAAATCTTACATGGGATCAGGCCAAGACTAACACATGGGATAATCTTAAAGTTTATGATGGATAGGAGGAAGATAAATGAAGACAACAGCAAATTACGGATTAAAAAAGCCGGAAGGTACAGATGTAGTAAATATAGATGATTTGAATACAAATGCCGATACTATAGATACTCAACTGAAGAAAATCAACGACAATGCCGGAGCACTATCAAGTTTGAACACTACAGCAAAAAATACTCTGGTGGCGGCAATAAATGAGGTTTTTCAATCTGGCGCTGATGTAAAGTCTGGCACAATTAGCGCCGTAAATAATAAAGGTGCCAGTTTAGATGATGATGCTACATGGGATGATATCGTAGCTGCCATAAATGCGATAGCCAGAGGACAGGGAAATGCTGTGGAAAGTCAGGTACTTAGTGGAATAAAATTTAGTAATTCTGATGGGCAGCTTAGAACAGGAACTATGCCTAACAAAGGAGCCATAACAATAACTCCTTCTGGTTCAGCACAAACTATACCCTCGGGATATCATAATGGGCAAGGAAAGGTAAGTGCTGTAACAGTTCCAGTGGCAAATGTTTTATCTGGAACAACTATTGCAGGACAGGCTGGAACTATGCCGAATAAAGGTGCTGTAACTATAATGCCGGGAACGGCAGATAAAGCAATAGAAAAAGGGTATCATAATGGAAGTGGAAAAGTTAAGGGGGAGCCTAATTTAACGTCTGATAACATTAAAGAAGGTGTTAGTGAGTTTGGTGTTGTGGGTACATTGAAAGAACTTAAATTTCTGGCAGGAAGCGATCTTATACTGTTTGAAGATCATGAGGTTCACCAAATGTTTCCTAATGCTTCAGGTTTTGTTGCTACAGGGCATCAAATAACTACTCAAGTTGGTGGTAGTATAACAATAACATTTAGTATTGCTACTCAAAGTAGTACTCGTGAAATTTATGGGAGAATATATAAAAATAATAATCCAGTAGGTCAACAATATACTAATACCTCTGGTTCTTATGTAGATTATACACAAGATTTAATTTGTCAAGAAGGAGATACTTTTCAATTATTTGTAAATTCGCAGTATTCTACTGATTCTGTTTTATCAAATAAATTTGTTGTTTCCATGTCTTTAGAGAAGTCAATAACTATTAATTAATCGAGGTGAATATATATGAATTATAAATTTGAATATAAAACAGATGAAGAAAAGACAAATATTTTAAATCAGAATAAGGATAAAGTTTTAATAGAAGAGCAAAATCTTTTTACAGGTAATTTTCTTATCTTTAGTGATGTCAAGCCATTGGAAAATCAGATTTCAGAATTACAGGACAATCAGCTTATACTTATGAATGCAATAGCAGATTTGTATGCCGCTTTGCCAACTTCAACGACATGATAGTTGATAAATTAAAATTAATAATAAATATTTTGAAAGGAGATATTAATATGGTAGATTTATATGTATGCTTAATAGTAAATAACAGAAGGAGTTTTGCACAAGTACCTACTAAGTTCCAAGATGCAGTTAGAACGGATTTGACAGCTATAGGGTTAGATGAAAATGGTAATCCAGTACAGACAACGCAATAAAATATGGGGCAAAAGAAGAGCTAGAGATAGCTTTTTTATTTTGCCTTTAATACTTGAAGTAGGAGGCTAGAGATGAGTGAATGCTATGATGCAAAATTGTGTGAGGAAAAGCATGAGCAAATAAAAGAGAAATTAGATTTGCATGATAAGAGGTTAAATAATCATTCTGATAGGCTGGATAGGCTCGAACAGAATGAAACTGAAAACAGAACTGAAATTAAAAATTTAATAAAGAAGATGGATGATTTTATATCCACGATAAAATGGGGACTTGGCATATTTGTCACAGTCTCTATTTTTGTTGTGGGAGTTTTATTAAAGGGATAAGGAGGTAAGATTTTATGTTAAAAGGCATAGATATAAACTCAAATAACTGGGTGTCAGACTGGCAAAAAGTAAAAGATTCTGGTATTCAGGTTGTTATAAACAAGGCTACGGAAGGGACTTACTATACAGATAAGTACCTGTCTTATAGGAGGGATATATGCAAGCAGCTGGGTATTTTATTTGGAGTCTATCATTTTGCAGGACACCAGGATGTCAGTTCTGAAGTAAATGCTTTTATTGGATATATATCTGGAATGGTATTTGATACAATTCATTGGCTGGATATAGAGCAACCGCCGGAAGGTTACAGCTGGAAATGGGATAAACAGACGGCTATAAATTTTGTCAATCAGTTTGTTTCATTGTTTGTATCCAGAACTGGCAAAGGAATTGGAATCTATACAAATAAGTGGTTCTATGAGAACTACCTTAAAAGCAACATAGACCCTAATATTAAACTGTGGATAGCTGAATATGGCGTAGACAGCAACCCCTATGCAAATACTTCCTGGCAGTATTCAGCAACAGGCTCTGTGCCGGGTATAAATGGAAATGTAGACTTGGATTTGTTTACGGATGATATTCTGGCAGGGGCAGAAGGATCTACACCACCTAGTCCCAGTGTAGATAAATTGAAAGAGCAGATTGAAGCTCTCCAATACAACTTGAATATAGATTATAACGCAGGCTTAGTGGTAGATGGAGTGGCAGGTTCAGCAACTATGGCCGCACTGAAAGGAATACAGAATATTATTATAAAAGGCCACAAAAGCCATGTGGTGCTGTGGATTCAACAAAAGCTTGTTATGTACGGGTATCTGAAAGCAGGAACCTATACGGAAATGGTTTATGATGAACCAACATTCCAGGCTGTAACCAATTTACAAAAGGCATGGGGCAGACCTACGGATGGGATTCTAAGAATAGAGACCTGGAGTATATTTTTAACAAATTAAAATAATTTAAATTCTCATTTTACTAAATAAAAAGTAAGGTGAGAATTTCACCGTATAAAGCTAGTAAAATAGCCAATTTATAAAATTATCAAATTTCAGGAGGAATGTATTATGACAAATTTAAATGTATTATTTATAGTTTTAGGACTAGCAGTAGGAGTGGGAGCCACAGTATTAATCCTATTACCTTTTTTAAAGAAAAAGGGTATTAACACAGCAGATGTTTTACAGAAGGTTGATGATGGCTTGCAAGAGGTTAAAAAATATACAGATGCAGCAAAGGCACTGGTGCCTGGAAATAAATTTTTAAATATCTTAAGCATTATAGAAAAATATGCAGAAATAGGAGTGGGACAGGCAGCACAACTCAATATATCTTCACAACTTCCGGCAGACCAGAGAAAACAGAGTGCAGAGGATTATGTTTATAATGTACTGAATAAGCTGGGTATAAATGTGGATGACAATATAAGGACAATAGTTTCCGGAGTGATTGAGAGCAAAGTATATGAACTCAAAAGTCCGGAAGAGAAAAAGTCAGCTCAGCAAACGGCGGTTCAAACTCAAATATCGCAGCTTCAAACTCAAAATTCACAGCTCCAAAGTGAAAGAACAAAATTACAACAAGAGAATGAAGAATTGAAAAAGAAGGTTGTTGATATGCAGAGTATTGTGGCTCCAGTGCAAAATACGACTAATACAGTAGCTCCAGCACAGCCAGTTCAGTAATTTTAGCCCTAGGTCATTGATTTGGCCTAGGGCTTTATTTTTCAGTTCATAATGTATATTATAGTATACAAAATTTTGTATGGAATATTGGACGTTTTACTTATTGAGTGTTTAAAATAATATACAATGTGATATAATATATTTAAAAGAAGCCGTTACGGTTTTATATGATTTTTTAAATGTTTTTACTGTTTAAAATGCGCTCAATGGGATGGGTGCATTTTAGTTTTTTGAATGATTATTTTCATCATCAACAGTGACGGAAATTTCATTATTATCCCTAAAGTTATTTTTATGTTTAAGTACAGCTTTTTCCTTTAAGTATGCCAATATAGCAAAAATTACTGTAGTGCCCAGAGCTATGCCCATTGTTGTTACGCATACTATGGAAACGATAATAACGTAAGCATTCATATATGTCACCCCCTCTGCTGTCAGATTAACCGCAACGACTCCCTGGGAGAGATAAAGCCCGGAGGGTGACTAGCTAAAAACACTTTATTCTCTTGATAATTATTATAGCATAAATTTTAACCAGTAATCTATATTTATAAAGCTTATCCATATTCTACCTTGAAACAGAACGAATGTTCTTATATAATAGTATTATCTGGAATATGGGAGGTAATGTATGAATAGTTTTATAGGCTGGATAGGTGGAAAGAAATTACTCAGGAAGGAGATAATCAAACGCTTTCCTGAAAAGTTCAATAGATACATAGAAGTGTTTGGAGGAGCAGCATGGGTTTTATTCTCAAAGGACAAGCTGGCCAACATGGAAGTCTACAATGATATAAACGGAGACCTGGTGAATTTATTCAGGTGCGTTAAATTCCATTGTGGAGAGTTGCAGAGGGAACTTTCATTCATGTTGAATTCAAGGGAATTATTTTATGATTTTGCCAGCCAGTACACCACTAGAGGAATGACAGACATTCAAAGGGCAGCTAGATTCTTTATGCTAATTAAGACAAGCTATGGAAGTGACCACAGATCCTACGGATGCGTAAAGAAAAATGTTAATGTCATGATTCAGTATCTTACGGATATTCAGGAGAGGCTTTCTGGTGTAGTGATTGAAAATAAGGATTTTAAGGACTTGATTATAGTCTATGATAAAGAGGATGCACTCATATATTTGGATCCACCATACTATGGCGCTGAAAGATATTATCAGGCCCAATTTTCAGAAGAGGATCATGTAAGGTTATGTGATTGCTTGAAGAAAGTAAAAGGGAAATTTATTCTTTCTTATAATGATTGTGAATTTGTTAGGAGCTTATATAATGATTTCAATATAGATGAGGTCCAGCGAAATCACAATCTTATGGGAAAGTATAGAGATAAAGAGCATAGGTATAGTGAGTTGATTATTAGAAATTATTGATTCTATATATATAGAAATAATTTTATATCTATTCAGATTATTCTTGATATATTATATTTTGTTAGAATAAAGAGGAATATTTGATATTTTGTAGAATAGGTAACTCAGGGTGTAATGACTTATTATAGATAATATATATTATGAGAGGAAGTTAGGAAATTGAAAATTAGCGATAACAACCCACCTTATGTTATATCTTTTATGAACATGAAAGGTGGAGTAGGAAAAACTACATTGTGTGTCAATTTAGCTGATGCATTATCCAAAATATCAGATAAGCATATTTTATTGATAGATTTTGACCCACAAGCAAATTCAACTCAGTATATATTAAAAGCAGAGCAATACAACCAGTTATTACAAAATGGAGATACAATATATAAAATTTATAAGAATTTAGTAGAGGATAAACAGAATTATAGCATTGTTGATGGAGATTTAGACAATGAAGAATATGAACAATGGGAACCACAAGAAATTATTTATAATGTAAATGATAAATTTTCTATAGTTCCAGGAGATCTAAATATGATTAAAATAAGCCAAAGTACAGATTCAACATTGGCTATGCAACTAGAACAATTTATCAAGAATATAAAATCAGCTTATGATTTTATATTTATAGATTGTCCACCAACTCAATCGATATATATTCAGTCGGCGTTGATGACATCAGATTATTATATATTACCGGTTAAGCCAGATTATTTATCTAGTTTAGGTATGGAATTATTTCAACATATGGTACTTAAAAATAATAGAACTTCTATAAATAAAGTGAAGTGTTTAGGCATAGTATTTACCATGGTCCAAAAATCTGATTATTATGCTGAGACTATGAAAAATATTAGAGAAAAAAAGAAATTTACTATCTTTACTAATATAATGAAGCATTCTTCAAATGTAGCTAAAAATTCAGAATTACATAAATTGTTTTTAGATACAAAAGGTAAAAAAACAGAAATTAAAAGATTGGCAAAAGAATTTTTAGATAGAATAAATAAAATGTAGGTGAAATTTATGGATGAATTAAAAAGTATTTTAGATAATCTTCAAAATTTAAAAAATAAGATAAATCAATCTTCTGACAAAAATAATAATAAACTAGTTATATTTATAGGAGTATTATTACAAGTGGTTGCATCTAAAAAGTTATTTAAAAGGAATAAAGATGTTGCTGAATTTTTAAATATAAATTTTAATCTGGAATTTGCTGAGTATTGTAAAAAATCTAGGCCTATAATGTTAGGAAAAACAGCTAAATATTTTCTTGAAAAAACGGATGATTATGACTTAAATGAAAGTTTAAATATCATATATAGTTTTATCGTAGAAAGCCTAAGCAATACAGTAGATGATGTCAATTGGTCAAATATAATAAAAAAAATTAAGTTGTAGGTGATTAACATGTTTCAAACGGTTGACGAAAAATATTTAATACCTAAAAAAAATGATTATAAGAAATTAATCAAATATTTGCAAGATTATTATACAAATAATATAAAAATAAATGAATCTTTTATTCGAATTATACATGATAACAGTTGGATGTTTATAACATGGATAAAAGAATTGAATAAAACGAATTTAAATAATAAATTTCTAAATGAGATTTTTGTAAATATTATAGCTACTATTCATAATATAGTTCATTGTGATATAAAAGTAGCTAATTTTTTATTGAGGAATTCAATAGAAAATTTTTTGAGATTTTTTAATATATTTACTGTC